GGTAAAATTCGGTGCATGGATACGCCTCACAAGTCAGGTATCTGTCGTGCCCCGGACGCTCTAACATCGCGGGGCTTTACACTATCTTCGCACCGAAAATAAAAAATCCTGAACACTTTTGGGCGTTCAGGATTTTTCTCTTTCTAAATCAACGAGTTATCGTCGGGTACAGAACTTCAAATCGAAGGGGTCAAACTTCCTAGGGGTATCGGCGCCACCTCGAACACGCTCAGGGCCAACGGTTCTGTCGGACACTTCACGGACTTGATAGGCCCACGTAAGCGCCAGGGCATCGGCCGCGTCAGGCGAATGCAGTCCTCGTTTTTTCATGTCTGCCTTCGACTCCAGCTTCGGTTGCCCTTTAATATTGTATTCAAACTCGATGCCGGTCAAATCATCGAGCAACTGCTGGTCATTCGGAATGGAGCCAAACTCAAGCCACTTCTTCATGCGTGCCCACATCTCCTCGCGCTTGAAAGGGTAAAGCTCGGGATCGTCCGCACCTTGGCCGAAGTTCACACCTCGCACTTCTCGGAAGCCGTCAGCACGTAAGACGTCCACAATGGCTCCGCCTAAGCCCCCCTCATCAAGGAACACGTAAACACGCTCGAATCCTTCACGGTACAGCTCGTTAATCTTTGCCTTGACCAAGGCAATGACTCGATCTCCGCTAAGACCGTGGTAACGCGCAAAGGGTGTCGTCGCATCTTTCCCGAAGCGAGTAACTATCACCGTATCGTCATCGCCGAAACGCGCCACATCCACGCCGACGATTGCCGTAGCAATGCGGTGCCTGGCAGGCGCAGGACGGGCCATGGCATCCTCGGCAAGTTTGGTCGGGATGAACTGTGTCGTCGAAGCATTCGGGAATTGGCCACGGACACGAACACGGAAGAAGTCCGAATCCTCCCCATACTCCTTGGCCCAGACGGCAATCTGCTCTTTGTTCGTAATCTGGGCTTCACGTGAGTCAATCTGGAACGTTTTCCACTGTTCACGAAAACGCCCGAAGCATTCCTTGAATCGCCCCGTATTACGTGTCGGGTTTCCGAACACAAACCACATGGGCTCGCCGTCGGTCAAGCCACCCTCGGCCACTTCCCAGATTTTATCGGGCACAGCCGATGCCTCGTCGAAAATGTAGAAAGACGTCGAGGATGCGGCGTGCTGGCCGGCAAAGGCTTCCGAGTTTTCCTCTCGGCACGTAAGAGCGTCCACTCGCCACGATTCCGGCTCGTCCTTTTGAACAACGGACGAGGCCTTGATATCGAACATATCTCGGACAAGCGAACGTTTAAGCCACTTGGAGATTTCAGCGAACGTTTTCGTTTCAAGCTGCGAAGCCGTGTTTGCCGTCACCGCACCCTTCGCTCCCGGACGGGTGGCCATAATCCAGCAGACGAGCCATGCCGTAATGGCCGATTTTCCTAAGCCATGGCCTGAAGCCACGGCAACCTGTACGGGCTTAACGGCGTGCACGCCGTCAAAGGCGTTGGCCCTAACTTGCTCGCCGACGTAGTCGAGGACTTCGCAGGCCCACTTGTCGGGGCCGTACTTGCAACCGGGATACCGCGAGGCCCACGGCTCCTTGAGCGTTACAAGCGAAAGCTCAGGCGTTGTGCCCCACGGGAATGCCCACAAGACGAACCTTAAGGGGTCGTCGTAACACGCAGCAAGGTCCGCGAAGAAGACGTCATTGCCCGACATTGTCCCCTCCCTTGGGTATCTTCTCCCATTCTCCGATACGTGCCAGCTGGCGGTTAATCTTGAAGTCCTTGTACAAGTTGGCTTCTCGATCGCCCACGCTCAACAGATACTTGAGTTGCTCGAACAGCACCTCGCAGTCAATGATTTCCTCTATCACGGCCTCTCGTGTTTTCGGTGTCGGGCCGGCAAGGTGCTTCAAGATTGCCGTGTTCAATTCACGCAACTCCTCTTGCGTCTTTTCCAACTGATGACGCAAACCGTAGCGCGTCGCAATAATTCGTTCTCTTTCGTCCATGATTTCTCCAAGTCCCTCGGGAGCCGAGAAGCGGTGGCAAGGATGCTTGCTCGACTCCCTCAGGAAACTATTCCCTTCCCTATACGAAAATGTTTCTTTCCAGCAAAACAGCCCTCACAGGGAAGAAGAATTTTTATGCGAAGCTTCCAAATGGAGAATCGCACACAAAGCGTTGCGGACTTCTTGAGGAGTCATAGCCTCGACCTCTGCCACGGTCATCGGCAGGGGGTTACGGAGCTCCTTGATAAGCTCCATTGCCTTTTCTGTGCCCTTGGTAAACGTTGCAAGGGCTTTCCTTATGGCCGCGAGGTCACCTTCACGAAATCTACCGTCAATGAAGAACTCAATATTCGTAGAGATTTCCTTCCATGAGAGATATATCTCGTCATAGTCGATTCTTTTAAGTTCTTCTTTTTCATATTCATTCATTCTTCTACCTCCTTCACTTCTCTAGAGTCTCAATACGCTCTTGCACATCATTAAGAATGCGTGTTACATCAGCCCACGTATGCCACTCGAACGTCTCACAGCCTTCAAAACGCCGAACTAAGTGTCCGTACTGCTCCGCAAACCAGTTGATATGCTCTCGGTGCGTGAAGTTTTCATTGTCTACGATACGTTGCAAGTAGAACTCGGCCTTCTTCAAGTCCAGCAATTCATTGCCCTTGTGCTTGGAACGAATGATGTACTTCAAGGCATTGCCCAGATCAAACGGGGCAAACTGCAGAATGTCAATCGGCTCAACACGAATCGACTGCTGCTCGTAATGCGGCGGATGATTAACCATGTCTAACATTTTCTACTGTTCCTCCCATCCTTTTTTAGTATCTCTTGGACGGCTTCAATATCTTGTAAACGGTTGTCGAGAAACGAAACAAGATGGCCAAACTCTTGAGCCGTTCCTCTAAACAAAACTCGCACGTCTTCGTCTTTGTCTTTTTTTTCGAGAGACAACAACACCTCGTCTTGTGTAGTCGTCGACGCGATAAGAACAAAGTGTCTTCCGTTGCATGCTGGAAACTTAAATTGCATCATCTCAATTACACCTCCTCTACCTCATTGGTCTTTAATAGAAGCGCCAAGGCAACCTGTCGCGCCTGAGAAGGCGACAACTCCACCGAGGCATCGTCCTGTTTGAAAATTAAATAAATCGCTTTGCTCTCTATGTCTTCTCTTACAACAACGACACTGCCATCATTGGTAATGATGTCTTCATCACGTCCGATCATCGTTCTTTCTCCTTCCTATCGATGCCATAACACTAGCGATACTCGCAAACCCAAGGCCAAAAGCCACGGTGACAATAACGAGCATACCGACTAAAAGACCGATAGTAACCCATTCCGCAAGCTCCATGTTTATCTCCTCTTTAGCTTCGTTTTTAATGCTTGATTCTCCGTCTTACTCATCTCTGTACCTCCTCCCAGTTCGTTTCAATTCCTTGATCTCCCCACCAATTAACTCTAAAAAGCATTCAAAAACCACACTACCCGCCACAGAACAAACCCTAGAACAAGCACCCCAAAGATGCCCATGGCAAGCCATTCGACAGCCTTAAGACACATTTCTGCGGTCATGCAAACAATTCTTTAATCTCTTCCCCGTCCTCGGCTTCCTGCCTGGCAGCTAACTCCTCGTCCGTGAGAAGTCGGAAGCCCTGCATCAGTAACCCCTTGTTCGTCTTATGTTTGTTAAATCCACACTCCACAAGCGATTGGCCGAACACCTTGTCGTTGGGGCAATACTCAAACCCGCCCTCCTTGGCGCTCCATGCGCGCCACGAGGCGAAAGCGTCTTTGAGCAGCACCTCGGCATTGGCACTCTTAACGCACTTATCGGCAAGCCAACGGCCGATGTAGTTGCCTTGCTCCTGCAGCTGCTCGGTAAAGGCCTTCGCTGAATCGGACTGCGTAAGGCCGTACTTGCGGTACTTGCGATAGCCCTCGATGCACCAATTGAGAATGCCGGGCAGATTCTGTGCCAACTTGTCTTCAAGCCACGGGTCCATCTCGTGCTTGCCGTCGTCAAAATCCACGCCGAACTCGATAGCTCGGATGCGTCTCCAGGTGCCCTTGTCTCGTGTACGCACATCCGGGAAGTGATTCGTGGCCACAAACAAAACCCATGTCGGAATAATCTCCATCACGGAGTTGCTGTACAAAGCACGAGCCGTAAGGACGTCTCGGCTCACGAGGCGTTTAATTACCGCCTCTTGCATCGAGGCACCGAGCGCCGTCTCCGCGCTCACACAAAGCCTTGAGCCCGCCATGGACACGAGCGTTGCATCGGGCCCTTTTCCGGTCCCCTGTACCTGCTTTTCCGTCATCGTGAAGTAGTCCGCCGGCACGGCTTTGTGATAGCTCCCGAATACCTTCGAAAGCGTGTTGAGAAACACAGACTTGCCGTTACAGCCGCGACCGATTAAAAAGAACATCAGGTGCTGATTCGGCACTCCGCTCATCGCATACCCGACGACGCGCTGCAGGTAATCGGCCGTTGTCTCGTCGCCCCCGGTAACCTCTTGGATAAACTGCTCCCAACGGGCGTTTCTCGCTCCCTCGACATAGTCCACGAAAGACCCCTTGGAAATCATGAGCTCGGGTTTTGCCCCCAAGAAGCGCCCCTTGGCCAAGTCCAAAACGCCGTTCCCGACACCGAATAGATTCGCATCTGCGTCAAAGTCCGCAAACTTGGCCGTCGTCGTGGCCTTCATGTCCTTGCAAACACTTGTCAAAACTCGGCTCATCGAAGCACGGCACTTGGAGCGGAAAGAGAGTAATGCCGTTGCTCGTTCCTCAAAGCCCTGTTCCTTGATGTCCTTGGCCTCGTCTTCCAGGCCGTACTCAATCTGGTTGAAAACCTGATGCTGGATGCAGACGTCGTCCGTATCAATCCAACGGCCGGTAAGCTTGTTGCACTCGCGGAAGCGATTCGCGTCGGCAAGAAACCGAATCCTGTCCCCCGACTCTCGGATAATACGGTGAACGATGCCCGTTTCACAAAACGAGTATTTTCCGTTTAACCCCAAGGCGTACCAGGCATAGACAAACGAGCGCATCGTTTTCATCTTGGCCGGGTACTTGCCGAAAGTTGCCCACTTGGTCGCGCAGACGCCGGGCTTGTACTTTGCAGAGGATGCTGACCATGTGTCCCAAATGTTCAAACCCTCAACATCCCCTGCAAACTGATGGTGCAGCGCCATGCCGACCTGGAGCCAGTTGTCGTAACTGTCTGCATCGATTTTCTTTTCCGTCGTCAGGTCCTCTAAGATCTTCTCAACGAAGTGTGGCTTGAGCTCCATCGGTGCTTTCTGCGGCTCCCGACTCGTCCAATCAAGCACCTCCGTGCTCCCGGTTGCCGAGCCCACAGGTTGGTAGCCTCCGCGCTTGGCCACTTCCTCCTCAAAGGCGGCAATGCACGCTTTAAGATCTTCAAGCGTGATAGGAACAAAGTCGGAAGGACTCCAGTCCTCGGGCCCGGCTCCCATTAGGCTCTCTTCCCACTCGTAGGCTTTGCCTGTATCCGGGTGGATGCCGTAGGCCACGAAGTAGTGGCCGACTCCGAGCATTTCAACCTGTACGGTCGTTTTGCCACCATCCTTGGTGTACTTGACAGACGACATCTTTGAGAAACGCTCGTCGGACTTCATAGCCCCGAGAATCATGAACTTCGGTCGTTTACCGTGCCGAATCGGGTTCATTTCCTCAAAGTGAAGAATCGTATCGAAGCGATTGCGAACGGATGCTGCGAGATCCGCATCGTCCTCGATATCGCAGTCAATTCCCAAGAGGGGGTGGTCGCCGTACCCGCAAAGAAGCCCTACGCCCTCGTCCTCCGGACGGGAAAGGCAGTCCTGCTCGGAAAGCGGATTTTTCTGCCATGAGGGAATACTCGGAATCTTACTGTTGGGCCTGACCGGAATGACGTCATAGCCCTTACTTGCTAACTTCGCGCCTTGCTCACGAATCATTTTTTGCTACCTAAAAAGAACTCCTTCTTGCCTGCGATAATTGTGTTGTCAAAGCCATTACCTCAAACAAGAAGGAGAAACTCTGTGCTCGATACTCTTGCCGCCGTTGGATGCCAATTGCTTTGCTGGAGATATTCGGAAAAAGCCATTAGATGCCCTTCCCGATGTACTTGTCGTACAAGTTGCGGATTTTGAGTTCGGTTTCGAGGTGAGGCCTTTTAACTTGCTGTTTCAGAATCCGATAGATAATTGACTGCCGAAGTTTTGTTTCTTTCGCAATACGGTCGCAGGACATCCCCCAGCCATATAGCTCCGCTACCATCTCTTTAGCTGTTTTAAGCATTACTTCCCCTCATTAAAGTGCCATTAGAAAAGCATTGTATAGTATTTAACAAAGACTTGCAAAAACTTTTATTCAAAGCATGAGAAAAGCATTACGTCTACATATAATGCCGATTGCGTGAAAACAGAGAAATACGACATGACTTCGATTTTTATTAGCAATATCAAGACACTTCTTGACAGATACGGGCTGTCGCATAATGACCTATCTCGGCTATCAGGCGTCAATCAGCCCACAATCTCTCGCATCGTGAAAGGACAAACCGTACCCCGTGACGCGACCGTCCGAGCGTTGGCCAAGGCGCTTAACGTCGACCCGTGGGCGCTACGCACGCAGCCTATCGTAGATGGCGAGACCGGTGTCGTAAGGACCCTCGCCCAGGCTGACCCCACAACAGCTGAAGAGCGCAGGGCCGCCATCTGCCCGGCAACCCCGTCGTGCCACGTCGAGCCCGACGTGCTCCTTGATGATGAGAAGAGGGCGCAGGCTTGGGAGACGGCCGTCGCTGTCGCAAGAGAGGAGGGCGATGAGCCGACGCTCACCGCTTATATGCCCACCGATGACTTGGCCCCTGTCGTGCCCCGGGGCGCCCTTCTTTACCTCGCCGTCGAGCCTTACCCCGATAAGCCTCGCTTAGAGCCCGATGCCCCCGCTGTCGGCGTCGTAGCGCTCGATAACGGAGGTAGGGCTCTCGTGCTCGGTACACCCTCGGTCTCCCTCGGCCGTATCGCCCTCAAGACCGCCTCAGGACAAAGCGTGCCCGTGGACCGCATCGTGGCCTACGTGGAAGGGTGGGCCGTCTTCAGGAGGCATCGGCAGCCTTAGCCGCCCGTCGCTCCTCCTTGAGCTTCGTGCGGATCCGATCACGCGCCGCTCGTAGCTTCTCGGCCATCCCACCGCTCACTTCTGCCTTCGCATTCGGTCCGTACTTCTCAGGTGCCCATTTCTCCAACAGCTGCATTCTCGCTTGAAATGCCAACTTCCGCGCATAGGTGTTGTCCGCGACCTTCACACTCCGGGTAACAACCTCGTCGTTCTTGTCAAAGACCGTTATCCGTTCCTCAGTGAGCATCGGCGTCGATGCAATCGTCAAAGCCTCCGCCGCCAGAGCGTCTGCCCCCGCTTTCCTCGCTTCTGCCAGAGAGGCTGCAAACGCCGGCACAACCAATTGGTGCCTTAGAACCGTGCTACGGTCCAACCCGCTTGCCGAACAGTATGCCGCTACTGTCCCGCCTGCTGCAATAAAGTTCAAAATGTCCGGCTCAATCTCATCCCACGGGAGTGCAGTGAACTTCTTGCGTCCCTTCAGGTACTCCGTCCAGTTAATCACGTCAGGCTTCGGAAGTTGCGCCTTCGATTCCACCAAATGAACCGCATTAAGGTTCGCATGCCAGCCTTTCTTGCTCGGCGACTTTTCCCTCGCCCGCCACTGCGGCTGCCACTTGTCCGTGCGCCTCGGATCGTCTGCATCCTCCACAACCACCCCTTCTTCTCGCAGCGCTTCTTCTGTCGGCGGTTTGACCATCGCACTGACCCTCGGATACTTGCCTTTGACAGGAGTAGGGGAGGCGGGGATAAGAAGGCCTTGTGCTTTTTTGCAAGGGTCAGGATGGATTTTGGGAGGGTCTACTACTTGGTCGATATTCCCCCTCGCTTCGTGAAAATTTTTTGGGGGTACCCCCACCCCCGCTGCTTTTTCAAGAAGTTTCTCCGGGGGTTTTGTTTCCGGCTTGTCGGCCGCGCCCGGCTCGGATGTCGCCGGGTTTACCGCGAAAAGATCGAGCATAATCATCCCCCTCAAAAAGATAAGCCAATTTCCCGGACTGCGCCGCGTGTAGCGTGCTGAGCGGAATGCCCGTAGCCTCGGCCACGGCTCGGATGCTGAAACCGGCGTCCAGGGCGTCGATCGCCCTGCGCAGCATCACCGCCTTGAGTTTGTAGACTGCCATAAGCGCCCCAGGGTTCGCACACGATGAATACAGCCCAGATTTTAGGCAATCTTTACATTTCTCGCCACGGTCACACGGCTACCCTGAGGCCCTGAGGCCCTGAGAGACGGGAGCCATGAGAGCCGGGAGCCTGAGGCCTTGAGGCGCTGAGAGCCTGCCACGGGCACGGGGCCGGCGAGCCTACCGAAGAGCAGCCGAAAAGCCCCCCGATTTTCCGAGTGTAAAGTGTGCCTATTTTTTAAGCACGAACCCAGCCAGGGGAAGAGCCCTAAAAACGCCCCTTTGCAAAGTTCCACATATGTAAATCACTGCTAACCGTTGATTTTACACACTTTTTATAAAATTCCTTTTAAATTCAGCCACTTATATGCCATTCGGTGACGATGGTGACGGTTATTTAAAACCCCCTATAGCACTCGCTTTTTTAATGCTTTTTCACACATTTTAAACTTTTTATAAGCGTCACTCAAATCACTTTCCCTTATAAATCAATGTATTAACGTTTTTTCTTGCAAAAATCTGCAAAGTGATAACCGTTCAAATAATAACGGTTATCTATCTGCAAAAGATTGCAAGCACCCATCGGCGGCACCCCCTGGAAAAGCACCGGCACACCTTTTTTCTTTACGGTTCTTTTGATTTTGGTCAAACTTTTTCAATGCTTTTTTAAGTATTTCTCAAACATGCGTGTATAATGCTTTGCATCAGAAAAGCATGTTTTTAACAACACTTTTTGGGAGACAGAAAAAAATGACGATTACCAATCCGACCGCTTTCGATCGCAAATTCTTTCGCGTTTACAACGCTCTTTGTTTCATTGGCCTCGCCTGTGAGCTGGTTGGCTGCGTGGGTCTTCTTTGCCTCTATATCTAAGGAGACAAAAATGACATTCCGCGATTACCTCTTTATAGCCGGTGCCGCTCTGGCCGGCTTTGCCTTTGTAGTGACCGCCCTCGCCCTGGTGGTGGCTGTGGGCTCACTCTAACAACTTTTTTAAATACGGAGATCTAAAAAATGACAAACAACACTCAAAAATTTTTCGAGGCATTTGCTAAAACAGAATGCAATGCCTATCTAGGTAACGCCTATTTCAATAGCAGCGCTTTGCTTAGCCCGGAGTTTCAGGCCGATGCGGCCGAAGCACTGGCCGGATATCTCGAAAGCCCGGACGCTGAGAGCTGGCTCGACTTCCAGGTGTATCGGAACGCCGCTTCCGGCGAGTACTGGGCGGAGGCGACGGTAGCCCTTGGCGGGCCTACCGCCTCTTTTACCTATGACAGCTATCGCGCGCAGCTTACCTTTAGCTATAACTGGGCCGGTAAAAGCGTAACCGTCGATATCGATACGGATGCCGGTGCCGGTGCTGACATCGCCCAGCTCATCCGAGACTACGCGGAGGCCTGATCATGAGCAGCGATTTCACATGCGCCCTTCAGGTTCCGCGCACCTCGCTGCGCGTTACCGTAAGCGAAAGCACAGACGCCGGAGCCTGGGAGCCTCTGGACCGCTGCGCCGGCGAGCCTTTCGGCGTGTATCGCAGCATCTGTGTTTATCTATCTGATACAGAAACTAAAAGCCTCGCCGAAAGCTACATCGATGCAGTCTTAACTGACGGTGACGATGAGATCGGCTTTCAGGCTGACCCGGACCGCGGCGACTGGGACGGCGACGCGGCAATCAAGGCCGAAGCCAGATATCACAACCTGGCGATTTATTGGACGGTTTCCGAGGTGCTTAATCGCCTCGGTGCGGCGCTGCAATCCTCTGCCTGGTCCGCAATCGAACAGCAGAAAAAGGGGGCCTGATCATGCTGCTTGATGTCTCGCATATTTCTCAAATCCCGGCAAGCCCGGCGAAACGAAACATCCTCCGGGCAATCACGGTTTTTGAAAAGAAAACCGGCATCGATTTAAAAAATCGCCGCTGGTATGTGGTGGCCTCGATGAGTAGCGAGTACTCAAAGGCCTTTCCGGAAGCCTTGGAAGAGGTCATAACCGATCGCAACTGCTCGCCGTGTGGCTACCGAGTTGAATTTGATGCGGCGCTCGCCTCCGAGATCTGGCTTGTGTGCGATGGGCGCTGCGTTATGTGGTCGCGGCTATGAATGACGGCCTCCCCCCCTCTTGGATCCTCGGTTTTATCGCCGTGCTCGCCGTAAGCGTCCTTTTAGAGGTGCTCGCGGTCGAGGGGATCATCAATCTTTTTTAAATACGGAGAAACAAAAAATGGCAAAACTTTTTAAAAACGGCGGGGCCCTGACTAAGTGGGGTAAGAAAGTGGCGTATGCCCTGGTGTATGCACCCGTGGCCGGCTGCAATCATGACTTTACATCCATGCTGCGGAAATTGCACGGGATTGAATCCCGCGGCCGCGGCCGGTTTGCGCGTCTGTCTACGGCACTACACGATGACGCGATGCGGCTTTTAGACGCCCTGGGCGTCGCCTATGAGCTGGGAAACGACGCGCCCCGCGGCGGGCGAGTCGGCGCGTTTATTCGCTTTGAGGAAAAGGCTTTTTGCGAGGCGCTTTTTTCGAGGCTCTCGTTCAAATAGACGCTGCGCCCCCGGGCTCCGGGGGCACTTTTAAAAGTCCGTCGGTGCGATCGGCGGCCTTTTAAAAGTAACCGAAAAAGGAGGTTTTTACATGAGTCTTGAAAGCTCTATCGAATCCCTAGCCGGTGCGCTGCAAGCGCACGCCGGGGCACTTGAGAAACTGGCTGCGGCGATGGCCGTCCGAGGCGCGGCGAATGCCGAACGGTTTGACCGGTCGGACCGCTCGCCCGCAGAGCGCGAACGCGACGAAGTCCGCGGAACCGCCCAGAAAGGGGAGGCCGGCGGCTGTGAGGATGTGGAAAAAGACGGAATCCCGTGCAAACCGGGCGAGGACCCGAGCGATCCGCTTTTCGAAGCGCCTGCCAAAGCCGCCGAAACGCCGCAAAAGGCCGAACCCGAAACCGCGCCCGTAGCTGAACAAGCGGCCGCGGGAAAAATTTCGGAAGAAAAGCCGAAGGCGTTTTCCTTGGCCGATGCCCGCAGCAAAGCGACCGCGCTTTTAAAGAACCGCGGCGCCGATGCGCTCCGGGGCCTTTTGGACTCGGTGGGCGTGAAAAAACTATCCGCCCTAACGGCCGGCCAAATTCAGATTTTCTGTGCTAATGCCGATAAGGCGCTACAGGAGGCCTGATCAATGCCGGGTAAACACGCAATATTAAGTCCGAGCCACGCCCACACCTGGGCGTGTTGCCCGGCCTCAGCATGGCTTGAAAAGGGCGTTCCCAATCCGTCCTCACCCTATGCCGAGGAAGGCACAAAGGCGCATTCCCTAGCTGAACGAACGCTTCGGCAAATGTTCGAGGATGCGCCTTGCATGCCGGAAGATATCCGTTTCTCGGAGGAGTGCGGCCGGGAAATGGGTGAGTACGTCGGCGAGTACGTGCGCTTCGTAGCTGAACGAATTGCCGAGGCAAAGAAGGCGGACGAATGTGCTTATATCGCGTTCGAGCATCCGGTCGACGTTTCGCCGGTTACGTCCGAGGAAGGTGCAAAGGGCACGATTGACTGCCTTTTAGCCTACCCCGGCCACATGTGGGTGATTGACCTTAAGTACGGCGCCGGCGTGCCCGTGTCAGCTGAACGAAACGAGCAGCTTTCAATCTATGCGGCCGCGCTCTGGGATGAGGTCTCGCTGCTTTACGACGATATCGAGCACGTGCATTTGGCCATCGTGCAGCCGCGTGCCGGCGGTGTGAACCAGTGGGAGCTGACGCCAGAGCAATTGGAGGCGTTTAAGGCAAATGTGCGGCCTCGTGCTGAGAAGGCAATCCGCTTTTACAACGAAAAGGAGAAGCCGACGGTCGGGCCGGACGACTACTGCTGTAACGAGTCCGTTTGTCGGTGGTGCCGTGGCAAAGCCAAGTGCCCGATGTTAGCTGAACAAGCGGCCTCGGCTGCACTTGTGGACTACAAAGCGGACGAACCGAAGCCCGAAGCCGTGCAGGTCATTCGCGTGCCGGACGATCCGGAGAAACTCGCTAAGGCCTACAGCCTCCTGCCTGCTCTGGAGACCTTTACCAAGATGGTCCGAGAGTCCGTCACGGCGCGCCTCGGTCAGGGGGAGAAGATTCCCGGCTACAAGCTAGTCGCCGGGCGCAAGGGACCGCGCAAGTGGGCAGACGATGCCCAGGTGGAAAAACTCATGAAGAGCATGCGTTTGAAGCGTGAGGAAATGTACGACTTCAAGCTCATCTCTCCGACCAAATTCGAAGCGGCCTTAAAGGCCAATCCGAAACTGCTGGGTACCCAACAGCAGCAAAAAATCCGTGACTGCGTTACGCAGTCCGAGGGTAAGCCCTCAGTCGTAGAGGAGTCAGATAAACGGCCGGCGATTACGGCGGCAAGTTCCGCTGATTTCGAAGCGATTGAGAATTAAAAAGCGTTGATTAATTTATATCTAGGAAGTTAGTTATGGCAAAGATTATTTTGAAAAATGTGCGGATTAATTTTCCGCGCCTGGTGGTCGCTCAAGAGAACCGCTACTCGCAAGACGGACGCAAGTTCTACAGCGCTCAGATTGTGATCGCGGAAGACGACAAGGAGAACTTGCAGAAAGTCGCTGCGGGCATGAAAGAGGCTTTTGTAGCCAAGTTCGGTGACAAGGCCGAGCGTGTTTTTGCTGCCGCTAAGGAGAACAAGAACACACGTGGCCTGCAGCACGATACCGACCGCCAACGCTGGTACATCAATGCAAAGCGCCGGGAGGAGAACGGTGCCCCGATTGTGTACTCGGCTGACTTAAAGAGGGTGCTTACATCGCAGGCGGATATGCCCCGGTCGGGCGACTACATCGACGTAGTCGTGCAGTCCTGGTGCTACGACGCAAGCGGCTCAAAAGGCGTGTCCTTCGAGCTCGTTTCGGTTCACTTCCGTAAAGAGGGTGAACCGTTTGAGGGCTCCGGAATCCGTGCGACGGCTGACGACTTCGAGGCGTTAGCCACGCCGGTTGCGGCCAACGACGACTTCGCTGACGAGTTGGATGTGTTTAGTTAAGTAGAACATCGGGTTGGCTCCTGACGGAGCCTTCCCGGTAAAGCCCCTGGCGACGGAGGCTTTATCGGGGAACCGGAGGATGTAGTGCTCGTCCATCGTTGGGTGGACTCTCTGGCGGCCCGGGGTTTCTGTTGATTCCCTCGGGTTCTAAAGGGTTTCCGGTTTTGGCTTGTATACGTTGCCGTCATTTCCTGGTCCCTGTCGTCCGGTTACCCCGCGACATTTTTAAGGAAAAGCAATGTTAGTTTTTGCGGACATCGAAACTTTTAACAAGACACCGATTAGTGTCGGCACACATAAGTACGCGGAGACAGCGGAGCTTTTGCTTTTCGGCTATGCGCTCGCCGATGGTCATGCCAAGGTGTGGGATGCAACGTGCGAGCCTGTGCCGGCCGATCTCGACAAGGCCTTGCGTGACGAGGCAACGCGCCTTGTGTTCCACAACGGCATGCAGTTCGATTCAGTCGTGCTCGCACACGTATTGCCTCAGTACGACTGGAGCCCCAAGCGCATCATCGATTCGATGGTCATTGCCTACGAGCACGGCCTTCCCGGTGCGCTTGCGGACCTGTGCAAGGTCTTCGGACTTACCGAGAGCGAATCGAAGATGGCCGACGGCTCACGGCTTGTAAATCTTTTCTGCAAACCCCTACCCTCCAACTGGAAGAACCGCAGAGCGACGAAAGAGAACCGCCCTGCCGATTGGGAGTTATTCAAAGAATATTGTCGTATGGACATCGTGTCCATGCGCGAGGTGTTCAAGCGCCTCCCGAAGTTCAACTGCACGAAGGAAGAGCGCGAGATCCAGCTCACGGACGCAGCCATTAACCGCCGTGGGTACCTTATCGACCAAGAGTTGGCCAAGGGGGCCTTGCGCCTTGATAAGGAGCACAAGGAGGGCCTCGCTATGCGTACAGCCGAGTTAACGAACGGAGAGGTAACACGGGCCACGCAGCGCGACGCCATGCTCAAGTTCATCGAGAAGCAGTACGGCTGGCGCTTGTCGTCTATGACCAAGGCCGAGGTGGAGCGCAAGATTGACGCCGACGATGTGCCGGAACCTGTTAAGGATCTGCTGCGCCTGCGTCTTGCGAGCGCGGCCACAAGTGCCACGAAGTACGAGAAGGTGCTCGATGCCGTGTCATCGGACGGGCGCTTGCGCGGCACACTCCAATTCCGTGGTGCGATGCGAACCGGGCGCTTTGCCGGGCGCATCTTCCAACCGCAGAATCTTGCCCGCCCTGCCTTTAAGGAGGCGGGATTCTTCGAGGCTATCGATTTGATCAAGGCAGGAGTGGCCGAGTCTTTTTATGAAGACGTGCGCCCTGTCCTTTCTACGTGCCTGCGAGGCCTCATCGTCGCGCCCGAGGACAAGACCTTTGTCGTGGCTGACTGGAGCAACGTGGAAGGCCGTGTGCTCGCTTGGCTTGCCGGCGAGGAGTGGAAGCTTAAGGCTTTCCGAGATTTCGATGCAGGGCACGGACACGACCTGTACAAGATGACGTACGGCAAAACATTCGGCATTCGTCCGGAAGATGTGACGAAGCCGCAACGGCAAATGGGCAAAGTGCTAGAGCTTGCCCTGGGGTATGGGGGCGGAGCGGGTGCATTTGTCACGTTCGCCAACGGATACGGAATGAATCTGAAGGCTGTGGCCGATGACATTTACGCCGCCCTCGATCCCGTCCTCGTGGCCGAAGCCGACAAGTCGTGGGATTGGTTCGTTAAGAACAATCGCACGTGCGACCTAGACAAGCATACGTTCGTGGCTGTTGACGCTGTCAAGCGCGCTTGGCGCTTGGCCAACCCCCACATTGCCGAGTTCTGGGACCTAGTCGGCACGGCCTGCCTTAATGCCATCGAGAACCCCGGCATCGAGTTTCCCGTGCGTCGGGGCATCGTGGCCAAGTACGACGGCCAGTATCTGACAGTGCGCCTTCCTGCTGGTCGCAAGCTTGTGTACGCCAAGCCGCGTATCAATGACGAGCAATCGGGGTCCTTTACGTACCTTGGCATTGACCAGAAAGTGCGCAAATGGTGCCGACTCGAAACCCACGGGGCCAAGTGCGTGGAAAACCTTGTCCAAGCGACAAGCTGCGACCTTCTGTGCGGTGCGCTTGTGCGCTTGGAGAAAGCAGGCATGTGTCCTGTCATGCACGTGCACGACGAGATTGTGTGTGAGGTGCCGGAAGTCAACGGCCGAAAGGCCTACGACTTCTTGGTATCCGTTATGACTAAGCCTACAAGTACGGTTTACAGGGGGCTACCGCTCGCTGTAGACGGCTTTGTAGGCAACCGATACAAAAAGGCTGATTAAATGACAACGCCCGAGGGTCGTGTGATTAATAAGTTCCTAGCGCGGTGCAAAGCGCTTGGCCTAGATGTGCGCAAGTGCGCCTGGGAAGGCAGGCGTGGGGCGCCTGACCGCTTCGTGATGGCCAATGGCCGCCATTATTGGATTGAGTTCAAGGCGCCGGGTGAGAAGCTTCGCCCGCACCAAGAGAGGGAGATCGCCCGGATGGAGAAGTCAGGTTGTCGGGTATTTGTTATTGATAGTGAGGATGTAAGTCCACTGGATTTAGTTTAAAGGAGGAGGTATGGACGCAAGATTTTTGACTTTAGCTAAGACGGGCAGTCGCATCGAGCATGAGCGTGCCCTAGCGGAGGACTGCATGACGCTTGTTAGCTGCATCCTTAAGCGTCAAGGGAACGATTCCTCGCACTACACGTTCTTAGAACACGAGGCTATGGCCCGCGTGCTTTACAGCATTAATCTCCTGTTGGCCAAAGACGGCGGCGAGGACCAAGTGCTTAAGGAGTACGGAGCAGTGCTTAGTGCCCAGGCGAAAATCGCGGAGGGGCGGCAATGGTGACGTGGACCGTATTCAAGCCATTCGATGAGACGACGTGGCCAATTAAGAATCTGCGGATTCTTGCAAGGGTCAGGAGCACCGTGACGGCACTAAGCATCTGTCTGTATGCCATGCGTAAAGGCGACGAGTTCCGTCCCCTGCTCTATAAAGACAAGCGAATCCCGCATAAGGAAATTATCTCCTGGCGCTACGCACCGGAAAAGGAGAAATTCGAATGAAAGAACTAGATGAGGCATTCGTGTTCGCATTGAAAGTTTCTTTCGGTCTGACGACCGTTATCGCCATGGCGGTGTTCGGCGTTGTCTATGCCATGTGCCCGTGGATTCTGTCATGACAGCGTTTACGCCGCGGCCGTATCAGAAGCGCATCATTGATGCGATTGTCGAGCATCCGCGCTTGGCCGTTTGGGCCGGCATGGGTCTGGGCAAGACCGTGTCTACCCTGACTGCGCTCAAGCAGGTCCTCGACTTTTTCGAAGACGGGCCTGTGCTTGTGCTCGCACCCAAGCGCGTGGCGGCAACAACGTGGCCGGAGGAAGCTCGCAAGTGGGAGCATCTTAGGGGCTTGCACGTTATCTCAGCGGTCGGCAGCAAGGACGAGTTTCTCAATGCCATCACGTCCACAGCGGACGTGTATTGCGTTAACTACGAGCGCATTCCCGACTTAGTTAAGTATTGGGGACGCGGGTGGCCGTACAAGATTATCGTCGCAGACGAATCGACACGGCTCAAGTCCTTCCGTCTGCGTCAGGGAAGCCAGAGGGCGCGTGAGCTCGGCCGCGTGGCTCACCTTTACTGCAAGCGCTTTATCGAGCTGACAGGAACCCCGGCACCGAACGGCTATGAGGACCTGTGGGGGCAGATGTGGTTCATCGACAAAGGCAAGCGCCTCGGGTCATCCATGGCCGCTTACCACGACCAGTTCTTCACACCGCGGCGTGTCGGGGCGAACGCCTTTGCCGTGCAGTACGACTTGCTCCCGTTCGCCGATGAGCAAATCCAAGAGCGCCTGCAGGATGTGACGCTCAAGATTAATACCGAGGACTATTTCCCGGTCGACAAGCCTATCGAGTCGGACGTACACGTCACGCTTCCCAAGAAGGCGATGGAGCTGTATCGGGAAATGCAGCGGAACCTGTTCGTTGAGTTGGCCAACGGCGAATCGGTTGAAAGCCCCAATGCAGCGGCGATGACAGGACGATGCCTGCAGCTGGCCGGCGGAGCGCTTTATACGGAGAACGGAGATTATGTTACGACGCATGACGAAAAGATATCGGCTCTTGAGTCGATTGTTTCCGAAGCATCAGGTGCGCCACTTCTCGTTGCGTACCAGTTTAAACATGAATTGGATCGTATTCGGAAGGCCTTTCCGGCTGCGAAAATACTCGATTCGAATCCCGCGACTATTCGCTCCTGGAATCAAGGCAAGATTCAGATGCTTCTCGCGCACCCGGCATCGTGTGGTCACGGGCTTAATCTGCAAGATGGCGGGAACATCCTCGTGTTCTTTTCTCGCGGTTGGAACCTTGAGGAACACGAGCAGATTATCGAACGCATCGGACCGACACGACAGAAGCAGGCAGGGCATCCCCGAGCTGTTTACATCTACAACATCGTAGCCGACGGCACTTTAGACATGGCCGTGGCCGAGCGCCTGGCCACTAAGCGCGGCGTAATGGATATTCTTTTGGAGAAAGTACATGGATAAGAATTTCGCACGAGAGGTTGCTTTGGAAGTCGTGAAGCTACAAGCGAGTCTACTCACCTCCACAGGGGTCGCCCTGCTTTGCGGCTACGATGAGGATTCTTCAGGCCTGAGAAAGATTCTTCGTGACGCATCATTTCCCCGTCCTATCCAGCTAGTAGAGGGCGGAAGGAACCGGTGGGTCAGGGAGGAAGTGGAAGCCTGGCTCAAGGAGCGCGTCAAGCAGTATCGCGCCGCCAATGAGTCAGTTTTTAACATAGGTGAAGGAGAGTTTATGGGGAAGTGATGCGATAACTTTCACGTGATTGCAGACACGGGGGCACATGCCCCCGTTTTTATTTCAATCGTTTCGCAATCTCTTGTGCCGTAGCGCGGTAGTAGCGCATGAGCATTTTAAGGTCTCTGTGGCCCGTCTGGCGAGATAGCGCCATCACATCGAGCCGCGGAGCGCCCGTCTCGGGGTCAGGGCTTGCCGCCCACGTAGCGAAAGTCGCGCGTCCGTCATGGAAGTGTAGCCCCTCTTTAATAACGTTGCCGTGCGAATCGAGTACGGGCCCTAGCCCTGCCCTGTCGCGGACTTTGCGGAACAGGGCGTCTCGTAAGCCCGAGCGCATTTGGAAGAGGTCATCGCCGTTGGCTTCCTTTACCAGGGCAAGAAGACGCAGGGCATCTTTACCGAGGGCAACATCCCGCCTGGTGGCCGTCTTCGTGGCGCTTGCAGGCAGGTGAATTACGCAGCCGTCTATCCAAGATACCTCAATCTGTAGTATCTCGCCGGCTCTCATTCCCGTTCGACACGAGAAGAGAAATGCAGCGATGACCGTCTGCATGTTATTGCAAGGCGGACTCTTGCCGTCCCAGCCTGAGGCGGCAAGCAGCTTCTCAATGTCTTCGTCCGAGGCCACACGTTCCCGATGCTCGGGAGGACGGGGAAGCACAAGCCCCTTGGTCGGACTTTCGAGAATAAGATCCTGTGATTTTGCCCAAGCGAACACGGCTGACAGAGTGGCCACTTCCCTGACCACCGTTGCCGGCGCAACCTCGGTCGTGCGTTCATCGACGAATGCCTGTAGGTCTCGGTGCGTGACCTTGTCCAAACGTATGGAGGCGAAGGTCCTGCGCGCCAGGGCCGTCAAGCGCAGGCTTTCAGCGCGAGCGCCACGCTTCCTGGCAGACATCTTGTCGCGGTAGGCAAGCACCAACTCACCCACGGTAACTCGTGTCGATTTAACGCTCGGGTCCATGTCCACTACGTCACGAAAGCGCAGCGCGAGTTTCTTGTCTTTGAAGGTACGCTTAGTCTGCTTGCCGTTCACGCGGTACGACACGGCGTACGTACCCGAAGGAGTTTTGGAAATGGAAGCCATAATTGCGGTAACAATTTCGGTAACAAAAAAGTAACAAAATACGCCGACCTATGCCGACTTATGCCGAGTTTACCGCAAAACAGGGAGGGAAAAAGGCTTTAAAAACAGGATATGCAGGGAAATGCAGGGTTTGAAGAAAGGGGGCTTGGTGCACGGTACTTGCGTACCTAAGTGGTTTAATTTCAAAGTGTTACACGAAAATCGGTAACACTTTGAACTACTACATTTCTTTACAGCACTGATGCGCGTACCAGATGGCCTTCCAGCAATCTTTGATTTCTTGGACGTCGGAATGCCCGAAGTAGTCCTCGTCCAAAATCTCATCAATCCGATTTAAAAGCGCATCCTTGGTTTGCTCACAGCGCATTTTACATAGGTCTTTCGTGTCCATATCAACCTCCATACTTATTGGCGATTTCAAAAAGGGCATCGATGTCGCTACGATCAAAAGAAATACCGTACGCTGTGACCTTACCTCCTGCTTTGGCTAAGGCCTCGTTGGCCGAGGCACGAGCGGTGTCAAGGTCAATCAAGCCGTCGCCTGTCACTACGCCGAGGTTCTTGAGCAGCGGATTGTTTACCGTAGCCTGGGCCGACTTGGCCACATAGGGCACGAGGAAGCCAAAACCGAACTGCATCGCAGAATCAGGCGCTTTTGTGACGACACGTGTCATTAGGAACTCAGTCACGATGTCAGGGATTTTATTGACGTGTATGTTCATGATGCCCTCCTCTTACATTAGCCAGCAGTAGTTGTAGAGGCCGGAGTAATCGTCACATTCCCCCACCCAGGACAGATGGAACTATTGGGCACAACGATCTTCGTGATGCCGGCGACCGTGTTCTGCAGGCAGGTAATCGCCGCAGAGTTCGCAGCAATGCCCTGAGTAGCCGTGGCGGCCACCAAGTCGATCTTGCCGGCAGTCTGCGCTTCGCGGACACGCATATCAGCGATTGTGCGAGCGATTTCCTCGAAACGCGAGTTGGTTTTCGCGTCAGATTCGCGCGCGGCCTTGAACACCTCGATTCCGACCTTATCCGAATACTTCTCGGCATTGAGTTCGGCAATCTTGCTATTTAAAGAATCCACGTAGGCGTTGGTATTTCCGCCGCCGAGGATTCCTCCTAAACCACCGTTATTTAACAAAGCAAGTGCAGTTCCGGCAATCATGTTCTTCCACTGTCGCCAGTGGCACTGACTATCTCTTAACAGCTTTTGCTGCGAATCCCATTTCGAACTGTGGTTAACTCAGCTCTACTTCCCTTCCGAGGAATAGTCGATACAGGTTCCTGATTTTTCAGGCTTCCCACGGGATTGCCTCTGAGAGGTTTCCCCGTTAGCAAAATCTTGTAGCTTAAAACCAAACACTCTGTAACCGTGGCAACACTGACGCTTCGTTATTGCTCTAGTGATGTCGCTCTGCGTCACGCCAATGAAGCGAGCGGCATCAAAAGATGACGAAAACTCAATTGTTCTTCCATCTTTCTCAAGCACAATCCTTAGATATGCATGGCATCTGTTCCACGATTCAAGATTTTTAATCGCACGAAGCTTAAAACCGCCTAGATTATTGTCAAAAGCATGCTTCGTGTTTTGGCTTTTCGTGCACCACTCCAGGTTTTCAATACGGTTATCAGCCTTGATGCCATTTTTATGGTTCACGCAAGGCAAATCGTTTGGGTTAGGAACGAAGTGTTGAGCGATTAAACGGTGCAGAAGCAAAGTCTTTGTTTTGCCGTTTTTCGTCAGAGCAACTTCCTTATAGCCAAGCTTATTGACTTTGGTATTGAGTATCTTGTACTTGTTATGTAACCGACGACCTTGAATCTTCGGTAGAGATACTACATTTCCAAGGCTATCAATAAGATACAGCCCTATGTACCCAATGACGTTCTTAACTTCAACCATATAGCCAATCCTAGAGTAGTTTAACTACTTAATTTTACCCCTTAGAACCGCTAAGGAAAAGGATTCAGAGGGCATTGTCACATACCCAAGCCGAGACCTGTACCCGCCACACCTTTAGAGGCAAATTCAGCCATAGTAATCTCCTTAAAAGAGAAAACTCTTAGGTTTACTTAAAGCTCGCTTGGCTTAAAAGAGGTGGCTCAGAGGCCTTGGAATTACGGACCGGCAATAGGTTCCGGTTGCACGTGCAGGGAGGGGAAACTGAAAACAACCACTGTCTTACATCGTCGGCACTGAATGGAGATTGTACCGATTAAATCATCAGACATATCGAAGAGCCGTTTATGGCACTTCGGACATCGCACGATTTCCATACCGTTCTCCTTAATAAATTTTTTGGCAGAGAGTATCTGCCAAAACTCATAATAGTCCTTTTAAATCAAAGAGCAATCCGTATTTCACACTAGTAAATAACCATAACGGAGAAAAGCGTTCAGGATTTTAAAAAGCACGTGGTAGCGTCTGCCCAACGAAAACCGGGAGTTTCTCATGTTGCGAGAGTTCTTTTTCGACCTACTACCGAACTATTTGGAACGCATCGTTCTTGGTATCGGAGCATGTATCGGCTATGTCTGGGCGCTCGCGTTCGACAATGTGCATCTTGCGATGCAATGGTTCCTCGTACTGATGCTAAGCGATTATTTATCAGGCGTGTATCAAGCCCTGCGGCTCGGCGAGTATGACAGTAAGAAAGGCGCAAACGGGTTGATTAAAAAATTCATCATCTTGTGGCTCTGTGCGCTTGCTCACGGCCTGGATGTGATCATCGGCATCACGATTATCCAACAAGTTTTTGTCGGCGCGTTCGGGCTAAACGAGATGATGTCAATCATTGAAAACGTGGGGCGCGTACATCCCGGACTTGTACCGCAACAAGTGCAATCTTTTTTAGAACGACTTAAGAATAGGACGACATTCAGATGACCTACTCACCTTTTTCTTCTTATGACCCCAAAATAGCGCTCGACTTCATCCGCAACGAAGAGGGCTGCAAACTCAAAGCCTACCAGTGCTCTGCGGGGCGCTGGACAATCGGCTACGGGCACACGGCAGGCGTGACCGAGGGCATGGCGATTAGCCAAGCGCACGCCGAGGATTTACTTCGAGCCGACGTGATTGACTGCGCTGGGCGTATGGCATCGTACATCAAAGCGCCGGTCACGAAGTGGCAGTACATTGCGCTTGTCAGTCTGTCGTTCAACGTCGGCGACCTGAGACGCAAAGCGCCGAAATTGCTTCACTATCTCAATGCCGGTCAGGAAGACAAAGCTGCTCATGAGTTTCTTGATATCTGCCGAGCCGGTGGTCGCGTGGTCGAAGGGCTGAAGCGTCGGCGCGAGAAAGAGGCAAAGATGTTTTTGAGGGCTGACACATGAGCACGCTTTTAAATATCCTCGCACTACTCAAAACAAACTCACGGACAGCGCTAATCGTCGTCCTATGCCTCGTGTCGGCGTACATGGCTCATTGGCTCACCAAGGCGCGCTACGAGGCTCAGATTGCGACTGAACGCGAGCAAACCGCATTAGCAATCAAAGAACAGGGGAAAGACTATGAACGACGATTATCTGAAGCGACTAGCAAACTGGTTTTGGAAAGCCGTCGGGCTGATGCTAATCGCGCTGAGCGTGACGATCTGTTGCGTCGGTTGCGCGTCGCAAGTGCCCGTGCCGACGGAGCGTCAGCAAATTCCGACCGCTCTTACCGAGCCGAGTACGCCCAGTGCCGACGCTTTCTCAGCGAGGGTGCAGGACTACTTAGCGAGGGCAGTGAGTTGGCTGGAAGAATCGCAAGAGAAAAAGACGCACTAGCGTTGATTTTTGATACAACAAAATAAAATATCAATTGCCACTTGTCCTGCATTTTCAAAGACGAAGGGCTAGACGAGAAGTCAGTAGTCAAGGGCATACCACGGTAAGGTATGATTTCCTCGATCAATTAGCCGAAGGAGAAAAAAATGCGCACATGGATGTGGAAGTCATACCCCAAAGAGCTAACGTATATCGGCTATCTAGCAATCATCACATTCTTGCTTATTTTCTGGGCAGGTTGCTACCACGTTGCCTCGCTCCTCGGCGACCTGATGCAGTGGTTTACAGGTAGCGACACGCCCGACAATGTGGTGAATGCACTGGCAACAGCGTTCGTCGTCTTTTTCTACGGAATCCATTGCGAGATACTCAGATACAAGGAAGACGATACCCAGGGCGCTTACGCAATGATTCTCGGTGTAGCGTTCCTTATCCTCGCGCTCGGATGGGAAGCGTATTCGTTGTTTTGATACAGCGCTAACTCCTGGTACCGCAAATACTCCGACGGATGGATTGAGCAGGGGGGTATTTTTTACTACTCTACCTCTACGCGGCCATCTAACAATAACCGCGTTAATCTAGCAATTCCTTTTTCTACCGCTGTTTACGGGTATGCTATCGGAGGTCCGGCATCTGCCACGGGCTCGTATAACACAGGGGGTGACTCAGATAGCACCTACTATGCGACAGTATCCTTTGCAGGTGTGAATAAAACACAGGTGCTTTTCTCGGTATCGCAACAAGACTATAGCGCCAACGCCACTTTATCTATCCCTGTCGTTGCTTGGGGCAAATAATTACTTTCCGCAGGCATACCATATAGCAGGGTCGCCTGCGTCTGAGCCGAGAGTAACCGTCGTTGCTGTTCGTGAGCTAATCCAAGCAGAACGCTTGTAGCCGTAGCCCGTGGAGTTCCCTTGTGTGTTGCAAACAAACGAGTAGTTTGTGTTGCTGAATGCGAGCGGGAACGTTAGTGTAAACCCACTACTCCCCGTGGTCTTTCCCCCCTGCTCAATCCATCCGTCGGAGTATTTGCGGTACCAGGAGTTAGCGCTGTAGGACTCGGCGACGACGGAGAGGCCACCCCCCGACTCATACGGGTAGATACTCTGCTGGGGCGAGTCTGATGTTGCTTGCGAATTGTCTTTATATGTTCTGAATCGATATAGTTTAGTTCCCTCTGACGGCACAAAAAACCCCCAAGCAACACCATAATCATTGGAAGGATTGTGTGTATTTTGCCCCAAATAGAGCGTGCCACCGGCAATCTTGACGGTGTTTGTTCCATCTGTGACGTAAGCCGAGTTTGCGTATAAATAATCAATTTTTAATACAGAGTTGAACTCGGAATATCCATGCTCGGCGAGTTTTTGAAAAAATTGCACTAGGGTAACTGTTGAGTCCTTCGCAAAACCTAGGCCAACCATCGTCGTATGCCCAAGATTTCTTGAGGCGGTATTCAATGTTGCAATTTCTACCCCATCAATTGTTGCGGCACTCGTTGTGAGGCGCAAACCCTTTGTGGCCGTGCCGTTCCCTGCACGCAGGTAGATTCCCGGCGTATTGCCGTTGTCATTCCCTTTCGCTTCTGCGTACAGGGCAAGAACAGTGTTCGAATCACCTTTCTTCGCCCAAAGGTTCAAACCGCTGGGTGTTGATTGAGAAATCTCCGAACCCCAACCGAACTTGATGCCTTCTTTATAAGCCCCAATATTGCCGGAAGCGGGGATAGTTGTACCATTGATTGTTACCGAGCCGTTAACCGTACCACCGCTTGTCGGTAGGTAATTCATCTCGGGGATGATGTCGGGATTGAGTTTGTCCCCCGCTCCATTGTTCTGGAAAAGTTTTTGTAGTAGTTTCGGGAATGCCATGATTATTCTCCGTCGGTAGTCGGTTCAGTTTCTGTGGTTTGGTACGGCACAGTCCACAGCGCCGTCTGCGCCTCTCCTGCGAGTTTGAGTGCTTGAGCCAATTGTTTAACTGTAGGTGTTGCAACAGTGTTATCTGCAAGAACCCAAATCTGCGTTGTGCTTTGGTCAATGCCAAGTGCTTGCGCCCCAGCGACCACACGGCTCATGCGGTTCTGACTTGTTTCGTCAGCGTCAAAAACCATACCGTCGACCGTAACCGTGAGTTTGCTAACAGCCTCGGCTCGCTCTTTCTTGGCTTGCGCAAGCGCTTCTGCTTTCTCTCGCTCGGCAATCTCCTCGGGCGTCGGTTCGGGCGGTTTAGGAATTGCAACCACTTCGTAGTAATCACCCTTGTCCTCAATCGTCGCCCAGCCATCTTCGTTGCACCATTGCGCCGCCTCGGCGTACTTCTTGTACGTATTCGGAGCGGGGTTGTCGACGAATTCAAACCGAGGCATTTCTTCAGTACCTGTGTTTTGCTCAATCTTGTCGTTCTGCAACGGCTTGGCGAATTGCGTTCCGATGTAACTTGTTTCAGACATGTGTTTCTCCTAAATTAGTGAATCTCGAATGCCATGAATTGAGGCGCATTTATGTCGCCATCTTCACCCAAGGTAATTGAGCGAGCTGTGTTTCCTAAAGCGACAGTTGCTTTATAGGTCTGAGTTCCCGCACTAGGCGTATCGATAAATCCGAGTGAGAAAACCTTGTTTGTGGATACACCATCGGACATTTGTGTTATTTGAGTAGCAAGCTTGGTCGTACCTCGTTGTAAGGTAATGCGAAGCCATGCAGCATTGACTTCGGGGTTGCCATCGCCACACACCAAAAGGAACACGGGCTTGCCCGTTGTGGTAAGCGTGAGTGATTGCTCCGTTGAGGGAGCGCTACTCGTAAGAACGGTTTTCTTCCACTTCACAAACTTGTAATTCACCTTTGGGATTCGGCTATCAATAAGCGTGTTTAGTTTGGCCGTTCCGCTGTAGTTTTCGAGCGCCTCGTCGGTATAAGCGTTTGCCCTCTTGACCGCCGCCTGAACAGCTTTCTCGATTGTCTCTTCAAACGTAGCCATTACGCTGTCCTCTTCCAAATGTTCACGGCTCGGTACGGTGGCATATTGTTGTGCGATGTGCCACCGCCCGTGTTGGCAGTCTCAATCGCTTTCTTCGTTATTAGGTTCGCCTCGGTAAGTACGCGTTGAACGCCCGAAGTGCCATTCATCTTTCGAGCCGCCGCAATCATGAACTCGTAATCTCCGTACCACGAACCTCCTTTGTCTGCGCTTGCAGCGTTGAAGAACTGAATCTTATTTCCTTGATGCGTGAAGGTTTTAATCGTTGAGTCGTGTGTATGCGACGGCATTTCATTCACTGTCAGTGTGTGCATATCCTCGCCTCCCTCACTTCCAACGGAGTACGACGCATTTGCGCCGAGCAGGAATCGCCCTTCCAATTTTTGCCATACCCCCCCCCCTAAAATTTCGTGAGGGTTGTCGGCAGATTCCGTGATGAAGTAACTCCCGACGGGATGTGCCCGTAGCACGGCTACCTGTATCGCTTTATCAACCATTTCTTCTAATGTCGCCATTACCCAATCTCCGCAACGTATTTCGCATAAGCCGAATCAATCGACGCCTGAAGGTTCGTGACATTTGTATCAACCGTCGTAACCGCCGTGCTGTCGGCCTTGGCATCAATCGCCGCCTTCACAACCTTGTTCTGTACAGCGTTCGTGCTGGTCGCGCTTAGTGCAGAATCAATCGCATACGTCGGCGTCGGCGTAACGCTCCCTGCGGTCTTGAATTTGACGATGACAACCTCGCTCCCAACGGGCAACACGTCGGTAAACTGCAACGTCGTCCCGCCCGTGATGCCATATGTAACGCCGTCCACACCTAGCACGCTATTGACGAAAACCATCACGTAGGCGCACGTTCCGATGTCATACGACTGCGCACTCGTCGCCGCCTCCGTTATCGTGTGCGTCTCGGCTTCGATTGTGGTCGAACCACTGCCACCTCCCGTGCCTTCAATCGCAATAGGGAGTATTCCGCCCGCTGTTTTGACGTACAGGCTGTCTGTCATTCAAAAACCCTCAAGCAAACGATAAGGAAGGCCGGAAGCATGATTAGGCATCCGATAACCAAACCGTCTCGAACGCCCTTCCAGAAAAACTTTCTAGAGATCGGGTCTTTAAGCACCTGACGAAGTTCAGTCAACATTAAGCATCCTTCAAGATGATCAAGCCACCATTGCGAAGATTCGCTGGCACGTTGTCAAGCGTCGAAACAACGCACGAGTCAATGTACGTTTCTTTGATCGTGACCTTCTTCCCGCTGGCTGTAATCGTCACGCCCTCGCCCGCTTCGATTTCCAGCGTGTCCTGTTTGGCTGTAGCCGTGAGCGTTGTCTCGCCGACTTTCACTTTGGCAAAAGCGTTCTGGTTGACTTCAGCGCCTGTGGCGACGCCTTCGAGCTTCGTGCGCTCGGTCGCTTTCATCTTCACGTAGGTCGTGCTGTCAGCCACGGAGTCCAAATTGTCCGTAGCCTTCATGAAAGCGCCTGCTGCCTCCACATTGTCAGCGTCCGTCTTGTCCGCACCCGTCTCGATGCCTGCAAGTTTCGTGTACTGCGCAGCCGTCATCAGGCCATCTGCTTTGTCGGTCGCAGGCTTGTAGGTTGTGTCCGTAAATTCGGCATCGGCAGGAACGGACTTACCAATCGTGAACCCACTGTCTTTGAGCTTCGCGCCGCTCGTGCCGTCAAACACAGCCACGTGATTGGCAACACTCGTTGACGGTCCTGTCACTGCGCCGTCAAGGTTTTTCTGCAGGACAGTCCAATCCGAATTGGATGCGCTCCCACTTGCGTAGTCCTTAATACAAATGATGTAGTCGCCCGCTTCGCACACGTTGCCGGCATACGTGCCGGCCTCGCCCACGATGTACTGCCAACCCGCTTTATATGCAACTGTCGGCAATGGCGTTGTCGAATTGACTGCGCCGCGGAAATGCACGCCTGCATCAATCGCCTGATTGAGTTTTGTACGGAGCGCAACGATTTCCGTCTCCACGTTAGACGCTTGCCCCTCCACGTTCGCAATCTGCACCTGCGTCGCTTTGGTCGCAGGTGCTAAGGGCGTATTGGTTGCGCCCTCGTGCGAGTAAAGTGTTGTTTCTACTAAGTTCGCCATGATTAACTCCCTGCGCTTTCAGCATCTTTGTAAACAACCTTCTGGCTCAGTTCTGCAACCGCATCGTTGGCAGCCTGCGCGGTATTGATTGCATCCGCCACATCCGCCTTGCCGAGCGCTGCAACCCAGACGTCAAGCTCATCGCCCGATTTGGCGTTGAAGGTCAGTTTGAATTTGTTGGATTTCGTGTCCGTGTTCCCGACTTCAACGAAATTCGTGCCGATGTAACACGTCAAGCCGTTGTACCCGACTCGCAAATGGTGACGACCTACAACGTAATAAATTCCGCCGGGGATTGTGATTTCGGCATTTGCTGCAACGTCCGCCGTAAGTGTCCATGTTTTCTCAGCGCACCCCGTTGCGTTGACCGCAAGAACTGAGTCTGTTTTGTCATCAATGCGCGCAATCTGTGTGTCGGTGTGAGCCGTGAGCTGCGCCTCCAACGCCTGCTCTTTGGCAGGTAGCTCGGCAGCCGTCTGTTTAGCGTCCAAAGCGTAGTGCTTGGCGCTGTAATCAATGTCCTGGACCTTTCCGTCGGTTTTGGTGGCCCATTGCTCGGCAAGCGTGGCGGAGGCAGCGCTTGCTGCCGCACTTGTGCCGGCTTGGACAGCGAAACTGCTTGCTACTTGCTCTGCCGAGTCTGCGGCATGCTGTAGTTTCGAGACAAGTTCTTCAGGCGTTTGGCTCGATGTAGCAGGTACCGAGACGGTACGGTCGAGGCGTTCTACCAACTGCTGGATATTTGCCACGGCTCGATCGTGCACGGCATTTAACACGCTCGGCATGAAGCGGTCGTAGTTGGTAAGGCTTGTCAGTTGGGAGTACGGCACGTTCGAGAGAATCGCCAAGGCAAACCCCGGCATTAGAAGCGAACCTTCGCTTGTCTGCGCGTTCCCGGTTAACGTAATCGAGCCGCCCGGTGCTGTGTCCTGCTTACTCAAATCAATCGAGACGGTGTAGTCCGTTCCGTACTCAAGTGTCTCGGCACCGCCTTCCAAGTCTGCCGATTCCGAGCACATCACTTTGATGTCGCTATAGGCAAAAACTTTAAAGGTGAAAGGGAAAGGACCGACTTGAGGCGCTTGCGTCTCATTGATAAAGGGTCCTGCTTTTCGGGTAATTGCTGCTACAGTCATGTTGAACCTCGCAATGGCTTAAACATATCTTCTCACCTATTTCCAAAAATCTTGAACGCTTTTTAGCGTTTCGAGTATCCGAAGAGGTAGGCCTTCCAATCTGTCGTATCTCCCTCGTCAATAGCCTGCTTGCCGCGCAGGTAGCGATTGACCGGCACAACAGGAATCGGAACGCCTGCCCATTCAGTAAACACCGTGATGGACTGACGGATGAAGGCAGGGTCGATTTCCTCACCGCTTTCCTTGTTCCATTCCTTCATGACCGTCTTGACCAATCTGCCGGTATCGTTAATCTTTTTGAATCCTGTCGGCCCTTGGTAGTTAAACACAGGCGTGTCCGAGACAAAGTCAATTGCCGATGCAAGCTCACGTAAACCGACGAAAAGGCTCATGTTGAAACTGATTGTGTTTGTGAGCATGGCGTTCTGCATCCGGTCCCAATATGCATCATCATCGTCGTCAGGCGGTTGCACCTTCAGAGCTTCCCGAACGAACGTTTCGATAACCGGCTGAGCTACGAGAAGAAGCATCAAGTCACGAGCTGCCGCAAGCGTGCCCTTGGTTTCCATCGTCAAACGAGCAAGGTTGTATGTGGTATTGAAGAACGTGTAGAACACGGTAGCAAGTTGTACCCATGCATTGCCGCGCTCTACACCTGATAAGTCTTGGTAGCGACCCGAGCCTTGCGCCTCGATGAGCATACGGTCCGCCATGGCCACCGCTTCGGCTTCGGCCTTGCCTTCAGCTAAGGCCTTGTTGTACGCACCCATCCAGGTCGGTAAGTCAACAAGCATCTGCACCATGGCGACCGGCATGTAGGCCATACGAGCGAAGCCGTCATAAAGCTTATTGCCGCCGCTTGCCGTGTAGCGTTGAATCTCGGCCACTTCGCGGAATTGCGTGCGGATACGATCTTGGATAAGAAGGCTCTTGGAGGCAGCAAACTTGTACGAGCCCATCGGGCCTTTAGTCACGAGATCTCCGAGACCCGATAAGGTCCACTTGCCACCGAGGGCCACGACCGTCTGCGTGATGCCGACCGTTTGGATAGCGGCCGTTACCAAGTTAAAGCCGATACCGACAAGTGAGATGTTCTTGCGGAGCATCGTCGCAATGCCATCTTCCATGCGCCCCTGGTTGCTTTTACCGACCGCCGTATCTTTAATCCATTGGCGAATGGCCGCGACAGTGTCCGCGCCGTAGTATTCGCGGATAGCATTATCGAGCGTGCTGTTGCGTCCGAAGAGTCGCCGAGTATCTGTCACCCACTCGTCCCAACACACGTCGTGGATTGTGTTCTCAAAGCCTTCGAACGCACCGCGAAGCGTGAGCGTTAACGGTGTGCTCATATCGACTTTTTTAGCACGGTCCTTGAGGTGCCCTTTCCATGTGGAGGCATGGCCCTGTACGCCTTTGAGCTCCTGGAGGACCCCCTTGGAGGCGTCGATAGCCTGCCCTCTTGAGCTTGCCAGGCGGTCATAGACGATTGGGTAGTACCCGCCTTTCAGCTGCACGACCTTACCGTCGACGGACGCCATGGTAATCGGTTGCGGAGTTACCCATGCAGGAGCTCTTCCGCGCATGCGGATTTCTTTGGCCTCGACTTCCTTTTGCAAGGTAGCGAACAAATCCCAAACTGCTTGAACACGGTTAAGCTCATCGGCCGTCAACGTCTGTTGGATAAGGCTCAAGACATCGGCTTGTGTGAGTTTCTTGCCTTTCATGAAACTCCAGCCGTTGGAGTTATCGACCAAGCGTTGGATATTGCCCTCGTTACCCATGTTAAGGGCCATGACGAAAATCTGTTGTTTGGTAAAGCTCAGCCCGAGACTTCCGTAGAAGCGCGGCTTTGTTTTGGCCAAGTCTTTGAACATCGGCTCCAAGGCCTCGAACAGCGCTTTCGTAATCTCGTTCTTTAGTGCAGTTTCTCGATTTCCGCATTCATCAAACTTACGTGTGATGTATTTGAAGAACCGCCCGTACCCGGGCATAACGCCTTCCATGCAGTTAAAGAGCGACGGAATGCGGCGATGCGAGAGTCCGATTCGATGTAACTGTTCTTTAATTTGCGTCAGCCTTCCGGTTTTCTCGTAGTTATCCAAGGGCTTTTTGCCGCGCTGGCTTGCGTGCTCCTCGATGCCCTCGGCTAAGTCTGCACGAGCCTCCTCCAAGGCAACACGCTGCCCTTCGACCTCAATGCTCGCTACGTTGCGGCCGAGCGTGTAAAGCTCGTGAACAAGCCCATTGAGGACTTCGAATTGGTCCGCTGTCATACGGTCGAGCGTGAGTTCTCCGGCATCGATTTTCGCAACGAAGTCCGAATCAATGTCGATGCCCTTGACTTCGGCATCTTCAAGAGAAGCCGCCGTATTAAGGTCGTCCAAGAATGCAGCCAAAGACTGACGTTGGTTCGCTCCGGCATCGGGGAACTTGGCGATACCGACTTTATCTAGGACGTGCTGAATCGCCATCAGGTACTGCGTGTCGCACGTCTTTAGCGTCGTGACGCCCTTGAACTTTTTAAAGAATTTAAGAGCCTGTCCGATCTCCCGACGGCGAACCGTGATAACCCGCACGAGTGCCGCCTGGTAGAGTTCACGAATCTTGGCCGCCGCTGCGTTTTTAATGTCGCCCTTGCTTCGTGCCGCTTCCGATTCACGGGCGTTACGTGCGGCTTCGGTTGCATGCCGGGCATGTTCCTTAGACATATCCGCCAAATGTATTTGGCCGACGGCTGTTTTTGCACCTTCTCGGATTTGCGTCAGCACGTCGCCTTTCTTCCCGAGAGCACGGTTAAAGGCCATGGCCTCGATGGAGAGAATGCGCAGACGCGCATCGTTGAAGATGGCCGCATCGGCTGCTTGCTCGATGGATTCGGGGGAAGCGAGCTCTGCGTGTTGCTCCAGCATCTCGGTTGTGGCCAAATCGAATACGTGTTGCGTAGGGTCTCCGAGCTTTAGCAGAGCAAACACCAAGGCGTTGACCGAATCGTAGCCGTACTTCTCGGCCACCATCTTGGCGCTCACCCCCTTGGGGTTCGTACCGACCATCTCGGCATCTTCAAGCATCTTGATTTGCGCCGATGTAAGTTTCGGCTCGACGCTTTCCAAGTCCTTCTTTGTAAGTTTGGGCTTAATGCCGTTAATGCCTTCTGTAAGGGCCACGTACGCCCGGTACTCAGGCGAAGCCATGACTTCCTGCCAGATGCGGTCGACAATCTCGTTGTAGATGCGCTGCGCTTCGTCGGTCAATTCCTCGACTTTGCCCTGGCGCATTTTTGCGATACGCCGACTTGCTTTCTGCAAGCGCTGCTGTAAATCGTCCACGGCAGTCTCGGAGCTTTCTTGCACGAGGCCTGCGAAGTCTTCTCCCATCTCTTGGGCAATGGCGGCTACCTGCGGATCGTTGTAGCGCTCGAACTGCGCACGGCGCAAACGGGCTGTCTCCACCTCGGATGACGAGACGAGTAGCGTGTCGAAAAGCTCTCGGACTTCGGGATTGATTTCCGCTTCAGGAATGTTGGAAACCAGGCGGTACACACCGCGGAGCCATGCAGAGAACGACCGGAAGATCTTCGTTAAAGCCGAACTCGGAGCGTTCCCTTCCATGATGTACGCCTCGTACGTGCGCGCGAATTTCTCGTGCATCGGACGTTGCTGATCGACGCTCATCTTGGAGAAGGAATCAAGGTCAGTACCGAGCCACTTCATAGTCGCTTCAAGGGAATCGAGCAAGTGCTGTTCGCCCTTAGTGAGTTCTACGCCAGAGTCCTTCTTTGCCTTAAGTTTCACGGCAATTTTGGTGCGCATATCCAGGAACATATGCCCCGTCTCGTGCAAGAACGTCGAGCGATTGGCACCTGTCCAAGTGGCAATGGCGCGGACTTCCGGGAACCATTCGCCGATGGTGCCTTGCACATATGATACGGAAAGTGTACTATTCGAGCTGAGTCCTTCTATGGGGTTCTCCAGTGAGGGCGCTAGATGTGCGAAGCGCGAGTGCTGGTCCCCTTGTTTGAAGGACGAAGAAGCTACCTTCGACGGTAGCTTTTTCATTCTTAGATAATAGAAAAGCTTGCCGTCTTTGTATTTTTCGATAGTCGCATCAATACAGCAAACTCTCCCGTCAATCCTTGCAAGCTTGCTAAGCACCCCATAGCCCACAACATTTGGTTTTTTATCTGTCTTCGTGTTCGGTTTCCAGCCGCTAAAATCGCCGCTTTTGAGCACATCCTCCAGATATACCAACGCCTTCATTTCGTCTGCGTACAGAGCAACTTCACCACTGAGCTCTCTTGCAGACCGCGGCGAGATGTGGATGTAACCGAGTTTTTCATTCTTAAGGCGTCGTTCAAAATCACCCTTGCTAATCCTTTCGTTTTCGGGCACCGCTTCCCCAATTGTCGACAGCGTCTTGCGAATAAAGTCACGCAGGCTCCTTTTCGGACCGTTATGCCCCTGGCGAATACTCGCACTTAATTCTTGCTCCGAAACGCTCTTCGAAGGCTTGGCAAATTGATTTTGAAGCCTATCCCCGATTGTCATAGCGTACGATGAATTCGTACTCTTGGTGAACAACTGCTTCGCCCTATCGGACGTTATCTGTAGCTTGCCGTCTGCTGTATGTGTCGCATCCGCGGGCGTCAGCACCGACTTAGGTCCGTACTCGGCAAACACCTGCTCGGGCAAAACACCAAGGTCCTTAGCCACTGTGGAAAACAGCGTCTGCAGATACGTCGTCATAATCTGCCGTGCGCTCTTAGACATGCCTCCCGTCTTAACATCCGTATTCTCGCCATAGGCTTCATTGAGCATCGTCTCGACTTGCTTGCCGACATTGGCAGAACTTGTGGCAAAGTCGCCCGTGACGCCTTCAAGCGTCTGCGCTAAGCGCTCCGATGTTTCCTGCGCGGCCGTTTGCTCAAGGCTTTGCGCCTCCACTAAAGAGGGCATGCCTTCAGGATGCACGACTTCCGCCAAGGCATTGTTCGTGTCCCTGGGTGCGAGAACCGTGAGTAATTCTTCAGGCGATACCTTCATCGATTCGCCCTTAAGAAGCGCTTGCTGGTAACGCTCGGCTAACTCGGGTGATGCACCGGAAATCAAGTCATCTTGGCCACTTTGGTGGAGCGACTGCACATCGACGTACAAATCCGGTAACTGTGTTTGTGCCTTGATGTTCTTGACGTACTCAGCGGCGGTTTCCGGGTCATTGGCCAGTAAGGGAGAAACCTTGGCGTACTGCTCCAATTGCGCTGTGTGCTGTGCGAACTTTTGCGCCAAGGCTGCCTTGGCGCGCGTTTCGGTAGTACGGCCGAATGCAGCGGCAGCCACATCCACCGGCCCTGTGGAGAACTCGGCTGCAACTTCAGCCACGATATCAGGCCAGCTTGTGATTTTGCCCTCAGTCACGTACTGTGCCGACGCCTCGCCTGCGCCGCCCATTGCGCCTTGCAGAAGCGACTGCACGCCCACGTTGCCAATCTTCGATGCACGCTCCCCCATGCCCATAAAGCCTTTAGGGACAAGAGTCTTCGTGACAAGCCCGCCTGCGGCCGCGTCCCATGCGGCAACGGCTGCGGCCGCATCGCGCACCTTGGCACGCTCTTTCTCGAACTGCTGCTTAAACTCATTGGAGCCGTACCAGCGCAGGATGTCCTTGGCATCGTTGGGGTTTAAACCATGCTCGGTCATGGCATCGGCCATGCGTGACCCGAACTCCATGTTGTACGAGACGAGTCCTTGACCGAGCGCCGCCGCGCCTGTACCGCCTGCTGCCGCACCTACGGCAAGCGCCGCCAACTGCGGAGACTGTTGCACAAGGTTCTCAACACTTAAGTCCCACGCAATAGCCAACGGGTACTTTGCAAAAATGCCGAACGCTTCCTTGGCAGTGTCTGCTTGGAAGAGGGCTTGCGTCTCATAAAAGTACGGAAAGAGGTTACGCATGTTATTGGCCCACGCCATGGAAGTTGCTGCCTTGGCCATGCGCTGCATAATCTCTTTCTTGCGTGTTTCACCATGAGAGACAAAGCGAGCATAGGCGCCCTCGCCCGTGGGGTCTTCTTCCGAGCCGAACACTTCGGCAACTGTCTTGCCGGCTTTCAGGGCCTGCGTCGCATCGTCCATGCTTTGTAACTCTGCACGGCAATCTTCCAGAACAGCGCTATTGCCGAAAATCGGTAAGGAGTTAAGAAGTCCATATCCTCCTCTAGCATACGTGTTGCGTGCGCTTTGCCGATTCGGAGCGGGGGCAAGTTTCCACCAAAGGCGCTCCCACAGGCCTGCCTCACGAGGGTCGGAACTGACTTCGGCAGCGAACGTAGGATCGTTCATCATCTGCAAGAGGACAGGACTTTCCTGTTGCATCTTGTCCCAATTAATCGTCTTGGCCTGCTGTTCGGCACGCCCCTGGGCGTCCATGCCGGCGAGGACTTCGGGGCTGACCCCGATGGCTGCTCCGAGCTTGGAGTCGGCGGCCGCTTGCTCGGGAGTCTTTCCCGAAGCAACAGACTGCGTATAGTTATAGCGAGCTGAGGACGTAACAGGTGTGGGGCCAATGGGCGGCACCTCTTCCTTGGGACGAGCATTCGGGTCTAAGGAGGTCGCAAAGTTATCTCCGGCACTAATCGTCATGTCCATTTAACTACTCCCAATCGTAGGTCTGTATCTGTGTCTGGGGCTGCGGGGCAGATGCACCGAACTCAAAAGGCAAACCGCCTCCTTGCGGAGTCCAGCCGCAACACAGCAGGACATACCGATTAAGAAGGCTTGCCGGTGTAATGGCACACCCTTCTTTCGTGAGCTGAGCTTCAGCCTCGTTGCGCATTTTCGGATTAATGTAGGAACTGCTCCGAATCTCGTCGAGGGTAATGTGCAGCCCCTCGGGCAGAAGCCCGGAGCAAAGGGCACCCCACACCATTTCCTGCTGGTCGACTGTGCTAGGAATATTGCGACCTGAGCGTTGCGCCGTCAGCATATCGGCAATCCCTTGAGTTACTGTCTTGGCGTCCTGTGCATTTCGGTTAGGAACATTTGAAAGAGGCATGCTGATTGGCACAATGCCTTCCGCAGTCATTTGATCCTTTTGCTTCTGCAAGAAAAGGTCCAACTCCATCCCTTCCAGGGGTTGTGCCTTACCCGTGCTCGAATAGCGAGAACGCTTCTGCGCCTCCGCAGTGACGAGCGTTATCATGCGCCAATACAAACCGTTGTCTCGTGGCGTGCCTGTCAGGGCCTTGCCCAGGCGAAACACTCGACTAATCGAGCCTATCAGTACTTCGGGAGGCGGACTGAAGCTACGATCGTACTGTCCGCCCGCAACTTTGATGTTGTTAAGGTACCTCTGGTCAAGAGACATGCCACGGGACTCTCTGCAGGCGTTACGGAGTATGGAAATCTCCTCGGCCTTATCGCCCATGAGCGGAAGCACGAACGTATTAAAGTCGTCCTCAGGCATATCCACCATAAGCTCAGGGTTGAGTTTGTAACGCTGATAGGCACGGTAGTCGGGCGTACCGTCACCCATGGCGCGCTTATCCTTGAGCTTTTGTACCCAGCGCTGCGCACTAATCGGCAATGCGTTGTAGTTTTCCGCCGGCATGTCCTGACCGTTTTGCGCGGCTGTGACACAAGCGTAGAAATTCTGCTGGTACTGCTTTTTCTTGTTAGCAAGCTCGGTTACTTCCTGCGCCCGAAGTCGGCTACGAAACTGCTCTTTAGCCATGGGGTTACGTTTAGTGTACCCTCCGTCATGCGCTTCAATGAATGCTGTCAACTGCTCGTCCGTACGAAGCGGATTGAGTTTCTCGATGTAGTCTGCCGAGCACGGATCGAGAATCTTGCCGTCCGAACCGCGGACGACGCCCTCTTGGGACTCCCGGACTTCCTTTAAAACTTTCTTGACATTGGCTGTGTCACCCTTTACGTAATCCATCCACTGCTCAGGCTTGCCGTCTTTCGTAGCAAGTTTCACAGCCTCATCGACCTTCTCATCGCCCAGCTGATAGGCAACCGCCGCCTTCTCGCCGTCCCCATAGGCTTCAGTGAGCATGGCAAAGCGCGTCGTGCCTACCGTGTAGTTAAAGACGCGGTCTACGATGAACTTGTTCTTGAGCGCTTTCTCGCTCAACTTATCCGGGTTCAAAGACGGGTCAGCCTTGACGGTTTTGAGCATGTCCTCCATGCGAAGTCCGCTGATGCCATACCCTCCGTTCGCATAACGCGAGACGTTCACTCCGTCTGATTGCGTGTTCTTTCCGACAAGCCCTTGGAAGATAAGGTCCTTCGGCAGGCGTTTCGCATTGGTCGAACCCATGGAGATTTCTTTAACCCCCGGTATGTCTGATAACGCAGACACTCCCTTAAAGTTATTAAGAACGTTTGCCAGGGCACTATTGGCTTCAAGCTCACGCAACTTCGCTTGGCAGTCAAGAATTGTGGCGGCATCCATGTCTTTATGCTGAGATGCGAGAATCGCCTTGGCACGCTGGTATCCGCCAATAGGGTCCTTGTCAGCTGTAAGTAACTCTTTGGTAAAACGCGACTGCCAGAACTTCGATGTACTCGTTTTCATGGCGATAGTCGCCATGTCGCCATCTCGACCGAGAATATCATCGGCTGTCTTGACAGCCTGCCGAAGCTGTCCGTACGCCTCACCGATGCCCTCGGGCGTCGTTGCCAGAAGTCCGGCATTGATAGCATTAGCTGTTGCCGTCTCGCATTGCTCGATTTGGTAACGCTTTCCTTCTTGAAGGACGTGTGAGCCCATGCCGTTCTGGTACTGTAGGCGCACACTGAACCCCTCCTCCTTAGCAAGTTTCATCTGCCGAGGCGTGAGGTTATTGTTTCGAAACCAGTCGTCGGAGAACTTGTCGTATCCGGCCAAGCCTCGCTGCGTCAGTCCGTTCCCTTGCTCATCTTGAGCAAGAGCGTTCTTACCCAATTGCTTTAGGTATCCGTTATCACCGTAGGTCTGGTCGGAGACGTACTGAAGCATCGCATTCTTGTACTCAAGAACCCGGGCCTTGTCCATCTTGTCTTGCGCCTTCATCAATGCCACGCCGACCTTGGAGAAGTCAGGCTTTGTAGCCGGGAACATCTTTGAGACATCAAGCGGAGTATTTGCGCCTCCGCCGTTGTTTGCCTGAAGCGTTACTTTCGATTCATAAGTAGGGACAACTGCCATATATCACCTGTTGTAGTAGTACCAGCGGTCAGCAACCGTGCCGATAGCTTCCAAGCCAGAAGAAATTGTTTGGGAAATTGCCGTGTCGTTTTGATAGCCTGCGCCCATCACTTGCATATTTGCTTGCATGCCGTACTGTGCGGCCTGTGTGGAGTAGCCCCACGAGTTGGCCAAGGCGTTCGCCTGGATGTTCTTCACGTCAAGCTTCTTGTTCACTTCTGTCGAGGCCGCAACTTCGGCCGCCGAACCCTGACCGAGAGACACACCGTTGGCCGCCATCGCGGTGCGTTGCTTTGCCTTGATTGCCCCGGCCTCTCGTGTCACCTTGGATATCTGAGACTCGCCTGCGCGCAAGGCACTCTCGTAGCCTAACTGCATACGCCCTTGGTTAATGCGGTTTATCTCCGCCTGTTTTTCAAGTACGTAGCTTGTTGCCTTGGCGTTAATAAACGCTCCGACAGCCGCACCGATAGCCTGGCCGATAGAGGCTCCAATACCGATGTTGCCGAGCATGCCTCCGCTTGCTCCGCCGGAACCTGCACTGCCGCCGCCTGCAACGGCTGTTGTGCCCGGCGCACTCAGCCCCCAAGCCTGTAGCGTCTCAGGCGACATCGTGACCATGGAGCCACCGAACGGGAGCGCCGTGCCTCCTGTGCCCAAGCCGGAGAATCCGCTGGGAAGAATGACTTGAGAGCCGCCGAAAGTTAATGCCATCTTGTTCTCCTTACTGTGCGAAGTCCGCCGTTATTCCGACGACAATAAGCGGAAGCGGATACGTCTGCCTGATGCAAAGCTGTCCGTTGCGTTGCCATGCGGGCGTAATCGCCAACTCCACCTCGTCACTTGTCAATTCAGGTGCGGTTGCGTATGCCTCGTTCTGACGCGGCTTGCGCTCGCTTAACGACTCGAATGTGGGACCGGCGAAAATACCGCTTGACCGATACACACGAACCCACACTTTGTTGATGTTCTTGATGTGCCCACGGGCGTACGAGCCGTCCTGTGCTTGGTATGCAGCAGGAAGCGTCTGCAGGTCGGACACGTAGGGCAAACCGATAATGACCTTCTTGGCGCCGACAGGAAGCGTCAGGGTGCCTGTGGCACTTACTGTCTGATTCGGCAACACACCGCCGTCGGCGAGGATAGAGACGGTCTTGCCTGCCACGGGGAGCAGCCCCGTAATGGCCGTTGTCTCCGTCTCGAAGGTCTTCTTGATTCCGCAATCGACAAAGAACGAGTCCTCAAGGGGAGCCAAGGCCCGCTCGGACATGCGCTCGATGTAACGGACAGCAGAGCCGTTAATCGTGCGACGGATGACGGCATAAAGGATATCCTCATCGCCTTCCGGCACAACGCAGATGGACTCGAACGTCCCGTCTGTCTCGTGCCGGTGCCAACCTGCCACGTTCTGATCAGGCATGTAGGTCATCCCGAGCAAGCGCCCGGAACGAGTGACCGCCCAAAGAATCTGATCAGGGGCCTTCGCCAGGGCGATATCGATAACCTTGTCGCTATCAAATAGATGCGTTGCACGCACGGACAAGTCGCCTGTTGTAAAGCCCCCTGCCTGGTTCGAGTACCCCAACTCACGAATATGGGAGCCGCGCTCGGCTACATACAGCATCACGGAGTTAAGCACCTGCGGATGTACCTGACTTGCGCCCACATACGCTTGGGGTTTGACGGAAAACGACGTGGGCGACAAGGCGTCGGAGTTAACCGACTGCACACGCAACTCGGTGCTCGGCGTTGTCGTGATGAGTTGGCTTAACGGAATCAGGTGGTTAATGCGCCCTGCTTCCTGCGCCGCCACGTTGAATTTAATGCGGTCGGAGTCCTGTACAGGAATGCGATACGAAAAGTCCGTCTCCGTCCCCGGGCTCGATAGCCACATCATGCGGGGACGCAGTACCGTTCCCGCATAAATCTTGCGCTGGTCAAAGTACCCGACGGCACCCGGGTAGTCCCCTGCCTTGCCGGCTTCTGCAGTAGCTGTGGCACCGCTTCCGTTGCCCTGCGCCGTGCTAATGACCACAGTAGGGCTTGTGTAGCCGGCACCGGCGCGGATAATGCGAACACCACTAACCGTACCGTTAGCGGCAACAATGGCTTTGAGCTCTGCACCTGAACCTGTCGGGTCGACAATGCCGACCGACGGGATTCCGGAGGCGAACGGCATGTCGAAGGTTGACCAAGTATCTTTTCCACTCAGGATAAGCCATGCGTCCTGAAAGGAAGTCCATCCGGTTCCCTTGCGCCGTGTCTCTATACGCACTTTCGGCTTACTGTAGCCGGTGCCGGGAGCCGTTATGCGAATGCCGTCAATAGTGATCCAGTAATCTGTGACCGTTTCTCCGTCCACATCATCATATGTATCGTGCGTCGTCGTGTAGACAACGGTTCCTTTTGCGCCATAGCCAAGCTGCTTCTCATCGTAAATCTCGAACTTAGGAGCACTCGGCGGACTGTAGCCGCCTTTATTGTTGTAGTGCATCACAATGTTCAGCCCCGTAAGCGTTGCCAGGCCTCCGTCGAGCGTTGAGTAACCGGAGCCGCCGTTTGTCACCGTGACGGACGTAATACCGCTCGCTTGGTTAAAAATGTCGTCCCACCTGGGCGGAGTAATGCCGTCATCGGCCTCTTTGTTGTTGTCAACAAAGCTTGTGGTCTCTGTCTCGCCGATATAACCGTAAAGACCGGAATACGTCTTGTACACACGGTAGCGGTCCGCATCGGGTACCGCTGTCCACGTGATCGTGTTCGAGGAATCGTTCAAGAACAGATTGCAAAGGACCTCGGCCTTTGTACTTGCCGTCGATTCAATCGTTCCGTCGTTCGTGTCTTTGAGCGCCGTAACAACGTAATAGACCTTGTAGCGAGTCGGGTTAATACCCTCCCCGGTTTTGCCGGTGTACGTGTTCGTAGCCGTCACATTTGTCGGGGAGGCAATGGGTATCGAAAACTGAATCGGCGTTATCGTAAAGTAAACGCCGGTTGCATCCGAATGACGCGCCAATGCCTGCGGCGGATACTTCGTATGCACCAAAGTAATTACGTCTGCCGACTGCGCATATTCAATCTCGTCTAAGTCAGTGGCATCGTAGGGCGTTGTAATTTCGTGAATGGCGCCGTTTCGATACACCGTCAGTCCGTACGAGTGAAAGCGTGCATAGTGGTCGCCGAGCTCGATAACACACGTTTGGTCGGAGTTAAACCGAAACGGAATCAGACGAACTTTTCGGTCGCCGTATTTCGTTTGCTCCACAAACGCAAAACCTGTACGGCGCACTGCCGGCCCTTGCACTCGGCAGATAAAGTTCTTGAGCGTTGCGCAACCCATCTGGAACTTCGAGTCGTCGATACGCCCGTATAGGTACGGCGCGACTTCTCCGCCGTTAAACGCATTTTGTAAAACACGAACAGCCATTAGCGTGCCCTCATCCACGGTGCTTTGTACGGCATATGCACTTGCATCATCGAGGCATCCAAGGTCTTAGCCTGTGTCAGCGCTTGCAAGTAGCGCTGCTGGCAAGTCTGCGCAAAGCTTGCGCCTTCTTTGCCCTTGATGCGCTCACCTGCAATGTAGGTCGCCAGCAACCACGCCAAGGCGTCTGAAAAAGACGGTGAAAAGAGCGCCTCAGGCGTGTCGCCGGCGATAAAGCCTACGACCGGGTTCTCACAGTCCGTATAAAGAATGCGCCCTGTGCCCTTGGCTCGGACCTCGTAATCTCGGTCAATCGGAAAGTACAAAGACGGACGCATGCGCGTTGCATCCCGCAAGAACTGCAAGCGAAGACAGTTGGCCGGAAGCGCATAGGCTCCGCCCCAACCGAACGTTTCCGTTTCAGCAAGTTTTGCCAAAGGCTCCGTGCGCGAAGCAAAACTCCAGTCGTGCAGTTCAAGTAACTTATTTTTCGCAATAGGATAGAAAGCTTCGCAGGCTTTCCGTTCCTCGCTCTGCTCGTCAGGCGAAGTCGTTGCCGCTGTTTCGCCGATATGCGAAAGCGCTAGGTTGTAAATCGATACAAGCTCCATGTTCTCTCCTATTGCGAAAAAGGGGACACCCCGTCGGAGCATCCCCTGGCTACAGTACGTCTAAGGGGGTGCTCCCTTAGAGCGGATTGCCCTTGGGCGGGATGTTGTCATCCCAGCCCCAGACCACGTGAGCGCTGACCTTGCCGGCGCTGATAGCCGTAGCGCTCGTCGCCGTATCCGCAGCGAAGTTCGCACGCAGATACCGACGAATGTGCGCCGGAATGGGAAGGACAACCTTCGTGCCTGCCTTCGGACTCTTAAACGTACCGGGAGACGTCGCCGAGATATCGGCGAACGTCGTGCCGTCAGCAGAGTCCTGGAGCTTGAAGATAACGTCACCGGTGACGTCGGTATTGACCGTGAAAACACACGCCAGACGACCGTTACCGAAATCCAGATTAGGATCGGGTTTATCCGCACCGAAGTCAATCGTGTTGGTAGAGGCCGCGGCCGCCGTAAGCGACTGCTTGTCTGCCAATTCCAAAGCCTTATCAATAATCATGAAACATCTCCTTTAATGATTAAGACGGGGGCGTGTAGCGCTTCTCGGTATTGGCGAGAGCATCAACACGGCGAACCGGCACACCGTCGAACGACACGACTTCCTTGCCCGCGACTTCGCTCATCGTGATGTTCACGTTAGCGGCGTAGCGAATCTGCTTACGCAGGAACGTGCGAACGTCCTTGTTGCAGTAGAAAGCCATACGGCCTGTCGGATGCGGAATCTTCTCCAAGGCTTCCGTCATCAGGTCGATGAGCACCTTGCCATCCGTATCCTCCTTATCGGGATCCGGTTTGATCTTCAGATTCTCAAGGTCGATGTTCGCGATACGGACGATGTAACGCCAATCGCGCACACACAGGCCCATGTTCCACTTGTAGTGGGTTTTGAGGACTCGGTATTCGCCGCCGTCATCATCGAGCGCCGGCTCTTCGCCGAGGTCGCGCATCGAGAGGCCCGCTGTCGAACCCTTCGGATACAGACCGAAGACCGTACGCGGTCCCCAGCAAACGAGATACATGGAGGCGAGTTTTCCGGAACGTGCAGTCGTACCGCCGGCATCAATAACGTTAGCGGCGGTTTCAGCCGACTTGTCATTAAACCGCGCCTGTAAGCCCATGAATTTCTCAGGATCGATGGAACTATCACCATAGATAACCGCCTGCTGCATCTGCTGTGTCATTGCTTCGATAAACGCGGACTCTTCCGAGAGACGGAAGGATTCCGTGTTTCCGTTCAACTCGACAAGGGCTTTATCAACCCGAGCCAGAGCTTCAAGCGAACCAAGAGAATCTTTAATCTTCTTGGTCTTAGATTTACTCGGCTTAACGCCGTAGTTGAGCTTGCGCCATGTGGCGCTCGGCAAGCCGACGCGCACCGTCGTGACGTGCTCGGTTACACCGTTGGCCGGCAAGAACACCATGTCATCCAACATTTCGTTGGTTTCTGTCAGCATCTCGACAATGGACGTATCAATGCGGCCGCTCGCATCCGCACGCGAAACAATATCTGCAAGCGTGGGGTAAAGAGTAGAAATTACTGCCATACAAAAGGCTCCTTACTTCAAGTCCGGAAGCATTCCGGAATTCGGGTACAACTGACGAACAGGCGCGGGAGCAGAGGCACCGCCGGCTACACCCTTGTCCTGCTGTAGGTTCTTCCCTAAGCGATAGAAGTGCCGCACCACTGCCGGGTGCCGGCTCAAGCCGCTCGCTTGAATAACGGCCCGAAGGTCCTCGTCGGCATAGGCACGATACCCGGCACCGGCGACGGCCATGTTCTCATTAAAGTGCTCACCGCCCAATTCTTTATCGGTTCGGCAAGCTTCCAACCACTGCTGCTGGTATCCGCGCACTTGAGCTTGGATAGCAGGAGCAAAGGTGTTTACAAACTCCTGAGCATCTTCCTGACTCAGGTTATGTTTCTTTGCAATTTCAGCAAACGCTGCCGTCGTCTCTTCCGAAAGCGTGCTGTCGCCCATCTTGAAGGCCTCATACTTCTCAGGCGCTCCTGTGGGCTCTTGCTGTGCTCCACCGGCCTGCGCCTTCGCAGCAGCGGCCATCGGGTCCTCGACGCCCTGCGGTTGCGCTTGCGCGGCCGCCGCCATCGGGTCTTCAATCCCCGCTGTGGACGGAGGCGTCGTTGCCGGCTCTGCCGGATTAGGAGACACAGCGGGGTTCTGTGCCCCCTGTGTTTGGGGTTCTTGTACAGGCGCCTGTGCGCCGCCTTGGTTATTCAAATCATACATGAGCTTTCTCCTCAGGCTCGATTAACACTTTCCCACAGATATCCGGAGCGACTCGTTTAAGGTCCTTGTAGATTCTGTAGCCAACGGACCGAAGACCTTCCATGTACATCAACCGATAAGGCATGTGAACCTCGTCGGTGCGCAACGTCTCAAGTGTGTTGTCCATGAAGCACGTGATCCGGAACAAGCGCTTTAAGAAGCGCTGCCCTCTCGGCTGCTTGGCCAACCAAAGCAAGTCTTCGTCTGCCTCGGCACTCTTATCTTGGCGCTCTACACCGACAGACTCTCCCTGCTTCGTGCGACGTAAGAGAAGTTCTTTTAGGTTGTCCATAGCACAATCTTCCCACTCTTTTTTTTAAATCTTGAACGCTTTCGGCTAGTACCCGGAAAACTGATTCATCAGCTCGGCGTTTGACGGCGTACTAGGCGTCTGTCCGGAAAGGTTTTTACTCATCTCGGAGAGCTGTTGCATCTGCTCCATCTGGGCCTGTTGCTGTTGCGCTTGAGCGCGTTGCTGACGGATTAAGGCCACCTGGTCGCTCGATACGATGAGTTGCGGGTCGATGCCCAAGGCATCGGCGTAATAGTCAACCCAATAATCAGAATTGAACTTGTCCGCAATTTCCGGTTTGAACTGCACCAGCACGCCTAGGTTCTGCGTAAAGCGGTCAATAGCATTGGTCGTAATCGCACGCTGTGCCTGAGCGAGAATGGACACAAACTCAACGTTAAGCTCTTGCCCTTGCAACTCCTCGGGAATAGGCGGCAAGAGGTTCGCCTGCACAAGCCGGTCAAAGGTCAGGGCAATCAGAGGATCTAAAAGCTCGGCGTTAAGTCGCTCAAGAACAGGGCCGAGCATGAGCATCTTTTCTTCATGCCGTTCGGCCACTTCCGTTGCCGTCATCATGCGGTCCTTGCCCGAGGCAAGCATCATGAAGATGTCTTTGTAAAACGCCTGGTCGATACGCTGACGCACGTCGGCCATGTCTTGCGTGAGGTAGTCCAACCGCAAATTCACATCAAAGGCAGAACGCACCATTTGTGCCTGCGCCGGATTGTCTGCCCAGATGCTTCCGCCCGGTTGCAAATCGGCACCGTTGTTCTTCAAATCTGCCGGCAACACCACCGGCGGATTGGCTTGGAAGGCGATGGCCGTAGACTTGGCCAACGATTGCTGTTGCAATTGGCGAAGGTCGCCTAAAGCCTCCATGCCCGGACACGTTCCATAGATATCGCCCCCTGTCACATACCAACGGGCGGCAAGCACGGGAAATTGTCGAAAGCCCGTCTCTCTGAGGATTCCGTCGTCATCCCGTGTTCCCATCTCGAAGTACACGCTCCGGTAAGGCATGTTCTTGGAATCGCGCTTATGTAAGTCCCGATAGTCCCGAGGCTCGATTGCATTGACAACCGTCACCCAGTCGTCGAACTTACCGCTGTCGTACCTTTGCTTCGTTTGACGAGAAAGGTGTTCGTACCCGAACTCCTCGGTAAGCGCGGCCACCGTCATGCGGAACTGCCGATACAGCGTATTAATGTTCCCACGGGGACCCGTTGCAATGCGGTACTCGCCGATGGTCAAAGGCATGCAGTGGATGACCTTCTCGTAGTCATCAAGGACGATTGCCGCGCTCGTGCCGAAAGCCCCGAGCTCTTCATATGACATCTGCAACGTCCGATAGATGTTGGACTTGTTGTAGATCATCTGCATAAGAGCCGTGACTTTGCCCATCCACACCTTGACGGCATAGGCTTCATCGAGCTCCGGGTTCATTGTCGTGAGCCTGAACCAGGGGCGAGCAGGACTTGTCATGCCTGCCATCATGCCGCCGGCTAAGGTGCGCAAGGCTCGCGTACCCGTATTGTCGTAAATGTCGTTGTACCGCTGAAGGTCTCCGCGATTGTTCTCCGTCGGCAAAAAGCGACCGGAACGCGGAAGCAGTACCTTACTGATTTCCCGATAATGGTCACGCCAACTGGAGAACTCAGTGTCCAAGTCCTGCCAACGGGACATGCACCGTGTGCGAAGGTCCTTCTCCGGCATAACTAGCCTCCGAGTAACGAACTCTTTCCGAGGTTCATCTTGTTACGGTCAACGCCCTGGGGACCCGTAATCATTGTCCCACCGGTATCACCCATAAGGCCTGCGCTCTCGCCTGCGAGCAAAGATTCCATATCGACCTTACTTTGGTTCTGGCGATTGAAGTTCTGCTCGTCGCGGTTGAACTGTTCGCGCGCCGTTTGGGCCTGCATGCGCGCTGCTTTCTTCTGTGCACTCGATTGCTTTTCGGAAGAGTAAATTGAGGCTCCGGCGACTGCTACCGCGGCGATTCCAACTGCTACCCCTGACATATTTTCTTCTCCTTTCGGTTTGTTAGTAACTGAGCCGGATCACTACAAAACTCTCTCTCGGCCTCTTCAACCGTCTTTGCTTTCGTCGCAAAGAACATCGTGGCCCACGTGTCTTCCGTGGCAAGGAATGCGCACTGTCGATGAGGAAGGCCCTCCATGACGAGGTATCCGTGCATCTCCTTAGTGCCGTTACCGTCCGTAAAGAACCCGTGGCCGTACTGCACCAACTGCGTGGCACATTGCATCTCTACACCGATAATCAGTGTGCCTTTCGGTATGAAGATGGTTCGTGAGTAGACACCGGCATGTAAGTGATGCTCTGTTCGTACATCTGTTTGCGGCAACTCCTTAAAGCGCTCGATGGCCCGAGAAAAGATTTCCTTACTCGCTTCGGAGCACGCAGGAATCGAATTTTTCGCTGCAACAAGTTTCATACCTTGCACCACCAAGCGTTATGTGTGTGCGCCATACCGAGCTTCTCGCACAACGCGTCATAAGTTGAACCGGGAGGCGCCATAAAGACCAAGCCGGGCGCTCCTTCTCGCCTCACCAAGTCCTTTACCGCGTTGATAAGTCGCAAGCCATTTGTACCCTTGCGATAGTCCTTTCGCAGATAAAACGACTCCATCGAAGCAATCGGGAACGCATAGTGCTGACTGCGGGCAAACATCACGCCGACTAAGCCGACTAAAGTCTTACCGTCGAAAGCCCCGAGGCACTTGATTCTTCCGAGTTTGTCAAGCTCCCGATACCGTTCGAGCTGCACACTGGGGTTACCGATGGCCATGTTCTGCGTCTCTTGCTGGTACTCCGTTGCCACATCGAGAAAGCCGGGACACTGCTCAAGCTCTTGGTAGGTTAATTCACGAATCTCAAGCAATTGTTATGTCCTTTGGCTCTGGTAAAATTCGGTGCATGGATACGCCTCACAAGTCAGGTATCTGTCGTGCCCCGGACGCTCTAACATCGCGGGGCTTTACACTATCTTCGCACCGAAAATAAAAAATCCTGAACACTTT